AACCGCTTCACATGACCCGTAAGATCGAACGTGAGATGAATGCTGCCATCAGCAACAACCTCAACTGGTCTAAAGACAACACCCGTGTAGAGTTTGACCCCGAAACTGGTGAGTCTAAAGTGTATCTCCACGGCAACCACATTGCAGACGTTGGTGAGAACTATGTGCGTCTGTTTGACGGTGGTTGGCAATCTAACACCACCAAATCTCGCATCAATGCTATTCTCGGTGAGCATGGCATCTCTGGTGAGGGTGTCTTTCAAAAGAACTATCAGTGGTTCATTCGCCTCTACAATGGCACTGAATTCTTTGTGACTGAGTTTCGCAATGGTATGAAGTTGGGTGACCTGCCCTACTCTCTGCTGCTGTCCTGAGCATCGCTTAACTAACAACAATTCACACACAATCATGAACCGCGAACAACTCCAAGACGCCTACATCAACGAAATCATTGATGGCATGGATCTCAAAGATTGCCTTGCTTTGTTACATGATTTGATGGACAAAGATATGGACATTTATACAGACGAAGAACTGAAGTCTGAGGTAGAAGAATATTACCCTCATTTGCTGGAGGAGTGATAGACTAGCACCTCCAATCCTTCATTCTCAATAGACTTTCTTATTGAGAATCGCGGCCGCTTCGCTGTGGTACAATTGAACTTCCCCCCCTATCGCATGGCGTCTGCTACTTTCCCCCATCATCCCCGATATATCCACCAGGGGGTGACAGTGTGGGAACTGTCCCTCAAGTGGTTGTGGGGACGCCTTCGGTCTGTATGATGGTTGCATGAACAAAGCACTCAAGCGCACCGCCAACAATCCAACCATGCTCAAAGCGATGATCGCCATTCTGCTGCTCGCCTTCCTGTGGGAACCGATCAAACCCGTCCGCAATGTGACAGCAGACGTACTGTACACTGCAGGCGACCTGATCCGCCGCTGACCCTGTAGACTGATCACATCGAAACGAAACGAACCATGACCAACGCCATCGCAGTCCAACCCTCAGCATGGGGCAAGTTTGACCCCAACGGTTGCGACTGGGCGACCGACATGAACCACGCCTTTAGGATCGCCCAGGTGTGGGGAGAGGAATGCATGATCTGGATGTGCCCTCCCTCTGGTGACCCCATCCGCTGGTGTCGCACCGATGCGAACACCAACGCCATCGCTGATCTGGTGTTCGGCGTCTGAACTGTCCACCATTTCCCCCAAAGCGCCTCAAGACCTGCCATACTAACAGCATGAACAAAACACCCGACCTCTCCGCCATCATGGCATCCTACACTCAACAGCACAACGCCATGATGGCACGGTCTGCCGCCAACCGTAAGGCATTCGCTGAGGGTCGCCCCTTCCCCTTCCCTGCCCCTGAGTGCCAGTCGGGCAACTGGAACATCAGCGACCGCGATTGAGCGGCAGACCGACTAGGATACACACAACACACAAACGAACCATGCAAGTCTACGTTGTCACCGCTGGCGATTTCTACGAGTCCGACGACCACTGCTCCCTGTGGGATTGCAAGTCTGCTGCCGATGCCCGCTGTGCCCAACTGAAGGAAGAATACGACTGGGCAGAGGTCACCCTGCAGACTGTCCACATGGGGTCTGCCATCGCCGCCTGACCCTGTAGAATTTACACATACCAAACGAACCGAGATCATGACCGCTTCCACCCTCAGCACCTACAACGGTTGGGCAACCTACGAAACCTGGAACGCTGCCCTCTGGATTGGCAACGATGAATTCCTTTACAACACCGCTAAGGCGTGTGTGGAGTACTGTGGCGACAACGAGACCCCTTGGGATAAGTTCGTGCGCTGCATGACTGATGGGCAGATCGGACGCCACCTTGTCAAGACTGGCGACGGCGTGGCATGGGATAGCGTCGCCATCGATGCAGACGAGATGAATGAGATGATGGGCGATCTCTGAACCGTCCACCAGGGGGGTCTCTGCTGCCCCCCTTGCCTGTAGACTACCAACAACAACACAGCACAGCATGACTAAGCGCAACCCCACCTGCTTCCGCCTTGCCTCTGACATCAGCACCCGTCAGACAGGATGGGTCAGCAGCAACACCCTACAGGGCACAGCACACAGCGCCTACATGATCGCAGGCGTCTACGCTGAGCACCATGCACAAGAGGCGATCGATCGCCTGCCCACCTTCGGTTGATTGATCATGACCGACAAACAACTCAAGCGCCTGGCAAAGGTGAACGGGTGGATAGAGCATCGCAAGGGAGGCAAGCATGAGATCTGGCGACGTGGCACAGCAGAGCAGATCACCATACCTTACAGACCACGACAGCAGACCGCTCGCCTCATCGCCCGACGCCTAGAGGCAGTGGCATCCTAGCACAGACCCCCCCCTGGGCAGTTGTCTAGGGGGTTTTTTGTATCATGGCGAACGCCAAGCGGGACTCCTACCCCTTCCCTAGGCTACAAACGTTTCCCAGCGACATAGATATTTTCGTGCTATAATATTTGAAAAATAAAAAAATCCGCCATGAAAAAATTTCCCACAAAGTTCCCACGGTACTACATCTCAGAGGATGGCATAGCATATCGAGAGACCACGGAAGGGGACATTATTGAAGTACGCCCACACCCCAGAGGAGGCATGGATGCCCCTGGAGGGAGGTATATGGCAATCAACGTATCGCTGTACGATGACAACGGAAAGTTTCAGAAGCAGATTCGATATTACGTTCACAGGTTGGTTGCAGAAACACTTATTGAGAATCCTGAGGAACTGCCCGAGGTAGACCATAAGGATAGCGACAAGACAAACAACTCCGTTGATAACTTACGTTGGGTGACTCGCCAAGAGAATATGAAACACTGGGCAAGGCGCAGACAAGCGAAATAAATAATTCTGAAAATGGTTTTTTGAAACCCTCGAAAAGAAAAAAATTTTCGCCAGAAAAAATCATGGAAAAACCCGATATCAACATGTATCAACAAATTTTAGACAACTTCGACGCATTTTGTGATGGATTCGAACAACAAGCAGCAGAGCGATACCTCAGAGGAAATGACGAGTCCCCCGTCCTCTCAAGATATGCAGATAAGCACAGAGGATCTACTCCTCGTGCTGTCGCAGAGATTAGTGAACCTGGAACAGAGGATCTCCCAGCTGGAGAATCCACAATTGATGTACAAGCGTCCGACAGCAACGGAACACGAGAAGATCTCTGAGACTTTAGATTATCTGCACAATAATGTAGAAGGTCTTAAGAAAGATTTACTAAGGGTAGCGAGTACACGATAATGGCAGTACCGTTCATCAATTTCTTAGCACCCTCGATGGGCGGCATTGGACCGATTGAATTAGCAGATTTCGGCAAACTGCAGCGGTTGCAACAAACCAGCGGTGTGCCGTTTTATGCTGGGAGATTTTATCCAAAGGACAACCAAGCAATTATTGATGGATTGCAGTTAGGTTTGATTTCACAGACTCCACCGTGGCTTACATGGGAACGTATCCAACCAACTCAGATTTGGATGGTTCCAGCATTTGAGGATGAACGGATTGTCACGATGAATGTTACGATAGAACGTATTGACTTGTGGCCGAGGGATTTAGATGATTATGAAGGTATGGATGATCAGACTGCGAGTGATCTGGTCAATTTTGAACCAAGAGAGTATGGGGGAGATGTACAAGAGAAGGCATGGGGTTCTCTGAATCTTTTACCATCTTTCAACGGTAGTTTGGATCCTGGTGTAGAGATCAGGCAGAATCTAAGTTATATTCCTCCCATCATTACTCTAGGGTATTTGGGTATTGCTGAGGTTTCAGGGTACTGCTCTGAGTGGGGTTTTTACGATCAGGAGTTGACCATTGTGAATGGTACGAAGTATGGGCAACCTCAGTATGGATATGGAGGTGCTGATGCTTTGGGGTATGATTATTCAGAGGTTATCCAAGTCAGACCTGATGGAGCATGGGTGTACCGTGACGCCGATATCTCCGAGGGCGCGATCCCATCTTTCTATGATCCTGCATACAGGGGATTTTATGATCCCTACATTCAGCAAGCATCTTATCTAAACAGTGCAATATATGATGAAAATGATGCTAGAAGGTTTGGCAACAACTATTGGGATACATTGACCAAGGTAGATGACACTGGGAACCCCCGTGCTGGTCTTGTAGCAGAGGTTAAGACCTCAGAGATGGATTGTATCGTATATACTATTAAAGTCGCTTGTACGACCATTGTGGTGCCTGATACGTTAACAGGACCAGACGAGGTTGTACGACAAGAACTTGGTTCTGCAGCATTGGAGACTTTTGCGAGTAACTTAAGTAATAATATTTGGTATTTCTATTTGCCTGTGAGGTATAACGGCGAGATACCGAACGAGAGAATTGAATACTTATTGAATCAGGGTGGAATAAATAACGTTGATACTGATTTGGCATAATGGCATTACCAATTGCTAGATTTGCTGGGTTGACGTATTCGAATCACGATATTCACCCGCCCCCAATCCCGAATCCCGCACCTGCTGGGTATTCCGCGAACGTGTTTATCAATGGATTACCAGCACACTCTACTGGTAATACATGTATTCCGCATACAATTCCAATTATTCCTCCACCTCCGCCTCATCCTGACGTATTAATCAGTGGACACGCTACTGTGCGGATCAATGGCGGATGTGCTGCTACGATTGGATCTGCAACAAACTTTGGTGCTCTGGTACAAGGTCAGTACAGTCATACAGTATTCATGGGTGATGCTCCACTATTAACTGCTATTGTCAGTGAATCTGGAGAGGTAACACAACCACCACCACCTCCACCACCAGTGGCATAATGTGGTATAATATGGAAGTCAATTGATTAAACACTATGGCAAAGTCAAAAGTTGGTTTGGTAAAGTCGAACTACACTGAAGGAGCACCGAAGAAGACTCGTCAGGGGCGTTCTAAGAACACTCATCTAGGTGCAAGTTCACGCAATGGTCGCAAGAAGCGTTATCGCGGTCAGGGGACCTAAATATTGATAGAGATAGCAACCTCTCTAAAAGTTCTGGAAACAGACTTTAGGGAGGTTTTTTAATGGGACTCTTTCCAGTAGACAAAAGTGAAGAATTTATCGAAGAAGGTATGAAACTCATTACTGAGACGGACAGTGACAGACTACTAGATGCCGCTGCAAAGCGTCGTAGATCAAAGATGAAAGAAGAACTATACCCACTGCCCGAAGATCGCCTTGAGCGCCCTTGTGGAGGGGCAGGTGGATTTGATGATTTTGTTGAGCGTTGGCACGAGTGAATAAATAGAAACAGCTAACTATCATCTCCATGCCTGAGTTTCAGACGTTCAAAGATTTGAGCGTCACCTTTAAGAAACATCCCGTAACAGACGACCTCGTTGTTGTCAAGGATAAGGCAGCCATTATACAGTCAATTCGTAACTTACTTTTGACTCAAAAGGGAGAGAGACCATTTCAACCAGATCTTGGTTCTGATATTTACCGTTTACTGTTCGAACCTCTCGACTTTGCTACATCAGCATTGATTAGACAGGCAGTTCTTGAAACGTTGAATAACTATGAACCAAGAATCTCTATTGATACGGTCTCAGTTTTACCAGATGAAGATAATAATGGATATGACGTTGAAATTTCATTCACAATTGTCGGAAGAGATGATCAACCATTAAATGTTGACTTTTTCTTAGAGAGCACACGATAAATGCCATACACTCAGGTAGCAAACTTAGATTTTGCACAAATCAAGACTGCTCTAAGAGATTACCTTAGGGCAAACTCAGATTTTACCGATTATGACTTTGAAGGATCTGCTCTTTCAAACATGATCGATGTATTGGCATACAATACTTACTACACAGCGTTCAACGCTAACATGGTTGTCAATGAGATGTTCATTGACTCTGCATCGCTCCGTGACAACGTTGTATCGCTTGCTAAGCAGTTGGGGTATCGTCCTAAGTCAAGGACTGCTCCAACGGCATACGTGACCTTCTCAGTGTCTTATAGCAACCCTACAGTAGACACTGAGGTAACGTTACAAGCAGGATCTGGATTTTTGAGTTCCTGGGACAACATTTTATATCAATTCATCACCACCAGAGATATTAAAGCACAGGTGGTGAATGATGTTGCTACTTTCACCAATGTTCCCCTTAGAGAGGGAAGTTGGGTTAAAAATACTTACACGTATCAGTCTGCACTGAAGAGTCAAAGGTTTATCATTGATAATCCTGGTGTAGACACGTCAACTATTCAAGTAAGAGTTTATCCAAGCACAACTGCTACGATTTACACCGAATACACACTATCAGAGAATATCCTAGAAGCAAAACCATCTTCGGAAATTTATTTCCTAGAAGAAGTCTCTGAAGAAAGATACGAAGTTATCTTTGGTGATGGTGTTATGGGCAAGAAAGTAGATAATGGATCTAAAATTGAAATCTCTTACTTGGTAACTTCTGGTCCAGACGGGAATGGCGCAAGAACATTCACATTCTCAGGAAACTTAGTAAATCAAGATGGAAACAACCCATCAAGTTTCACTCTAGCAGTAAATCCATCTGCAACTGTTCCTGCTAGTGGCGGTGTTGATATCGAGTCAGTAGATAAGATTAAGTTTCAAGCACCAAAGATGTTTGCAGCACAGGATCGTGCTGTTACTACCCAAGACTATGGTTCTATTGTAAGAAACATCTATCCTGCTGTTAGCGATATTATTGTATTTGGTGGAGAGGATCAAGACCCACCAGCATATGGCAAGGTATTCATTTCTGTTAAACCAGAAGATGCTGCACGTTTGACATCCGTAACCAAACAAGAGATTAAGAGCAAATTAAGAGAATATAAGGTTGCTGCTATTACTCCAGAAATCATTGATCCCTCTATTCTCTATGTTGAGGTAAACAGCAGAATTTTCTACAGTCAGTCTAGAACTGAACTTGGTAGAACTCAAATTAGAGATTTGGTAATTAGAGAATTCCAAGATTATATTAATACTTCCAATACAGAGAAGTTTAACGGTAAATTTAGATACAGTAAAGCGGTCGCCGTAATTGACAATGCTGAGAGATCGATTAACTCTAATCTAACTTCGGTTACGATGAGAAAAGACTTTTATGCTCAGATCAATTCTACTGCATACTACGAAATTTGTTATCAAAATGCGTTCCTCGATGATGATGACCCAGTAGTTTCTTCTTCTGGTTTTGTGGTCACAGAATATCCCAATAATACTGTGTACATCGAAGATAGGGTAGGCAAAATCATCCTATATACACTAGATAGCATCACTGGTGATAAGATCCTTTTGGACGATAACATTGGTGATGTTGATTATGCAAAAGGTGAGATTCGTTTATATGATGTGACCATTATTAAGGGCACATTTGGTGATAATCGCATTGAACTGAGAGTTAAACCACTTGAGAATGATATTATTGCGAAACGTGAGGTTTACCTAGATGTTGATGTAGCAAAGAGTAGTTTTGTTGCTGTAGCAGAGTAATTTAGATGTCCGTAAAGAAGAAGTCAATTTCAACTCTGATCGAGTCTCAGCTCCCAGAGTTTATCTCTTCTGAGTATGAACTTTTCAATAAGTTCGTAACAAAATACTATGAGCAACAAGAGTTGCAGGGACAACCACTAGATGTCCTCAGTAACTTGCAGACTTATGCCGACATCGATTATTATGAGAAAAATATTCTTAAGCAGAATACTATTCTTTCATCGGATATTAGCGATTCTGCTACTACCATCACAGTAGATGATGCGACTTCATTTCCCGAAGAGAACGGATACATCCAGATCGGAAATGAAATCTGTTTTTACAAGGAAAGAACAGACACCCAGTTTTTAGAAGTTTCCCGTGGAGTTAGTGGAAACACAAAACTTGGTGACTTATATTCCTCATCTAACTTTGTTTCTACTACAGCAGTATTCCACTCTAGTGGATCACAAGTTAATAATATTAGCAATCTGTTTCTCTACGCTCTAGTAAAGAGTTTTGAGGCACAGTATCTTGGTGCATTCCCCGAGAAGTACCTAAAGGGTCAAGTAGATAAAAGAACCCTAATTAAGAATATTCGTAAGTTTTACAAAGCAAAAGGAACCGATGCTTCTGTAAGATTTATTTTCAATACATTAGTTGCAGGCGGCGAAGAGAACACCCCAGCACTTTACAATCCAAAAGACTTTACATATAAGTCTTCTGAGTCTGATTGGCAAAAAGGATTTGCTCTAAAAGCAAAAGTTCTAAGTGGAAATGTAAATGATCTGATTGGAAAGGTCATTACACAACCAAGAACAAGTAGCATTCCATTTGCTTCTGCTGTTGTTGATAATGTAAGATTTGATAGCACCGTAGATGGTGAGGCAATTTACAATATCTTCCTTGCAGAAGAGACAATTAACGGTGAGTTTTCAATTACATCTAAAACGGAACTAACCAAGCAAATTAATTCGGGAGATACAACTGGCAACTTCATTAATGTATTCTCAACTCTTGGTTGGGGAAAGACAGGAACACTATTGATTGGTAGTGAAATTTTCACTTTTGATGAGAAAAATATTACTCAATTTAAAATAAAAACGAGACAAAATGCTTCTGTTTATCCAGTAGGAACAGAAGTTTATGAACCAATTGAACTTTCTGGTTCTGGAGTTCAACTTTTGTCTTTTGGTTTGGTTTACAACCTTGAAGTTTCTTCTGGGCAACCAAACTCATTTACTGGGGATATTGTAGAGATTGGACTTCCTGGATTCACAACATCTAATACTAAGATTGTAAATCCAGCAACAAATGCTGCGAGATGGAAGTTTTCTACCAATACACAAATTTCTACCCCAGGGCACGCAACGATTCAGCAATCTCTTGCTAATCTTTCTACCGACGTTTCTGCAATTTTTGAAGATGAGCAGTATTATTATATTGCTTCTTCTGGGTATCCATCATATCCCATTTTAGATGGAGCTACAGATCTCCCAACAAACATTGTCGATCAAAAATTACTAAAACTGATCAGAAAAGAAGTAACTAGAAGCACAGAGGTTTATGGGACCCCATCCGCTGATGTTGGAATCCTTGTTAATGGAACAAGAGTTTATGGTCACAAAGATTCATCATCTATTGATTTTGGAGAACTTCAAAAAATCGAAGTTCAAACTCAAGGATCTAAGTACAGACTTCCTCCCTATGTTTTGATTGATGGTGTACCTGGAAAAGCAATTGCAAGACTCTCTGGTGAATTTGTTGAGTCTGTTGAACTATTAGGTAAGTCATTGTATCCAAGAACTCCAAGAGTTGAGATCGTATCTGGTAGAAATGCAGTTGTAAGAGCAATTGTAACTCTTGGACGTGTCACTAGTCTTGTTATCGATAATCCTGGTGAGTTTTATGCAGCTCCACCCGAGATTATCATTAGAGACAGATTTGGAAGAGGTAGATTTGCTGAATATACTGCTTTAATTCAAGGTGGTAAGATTGTAGGATTTGACGTTGTAAATGAAGGTGAGTTTTATTCTCAGGATAATATTGAAGTAATTGTTTCTCCAATTGGATCTGGAGCTCAGGGAAGAGCAGTCTTGAAGAAGTGGGTGAAAAATAGATTTGAAGTATTAAAGACAAAGTTAGATACTGAATATGGTTATGCATTTGAGAATTACAATCCTGCTCTTGGAAGTGGATATGGTCATGTAGCAAACCCAAAATCACTTCGTATTTCATTAAATGATAACTTATCAGTAACTCTAGTAGAACCACAGACTAAAACACACTCTCCGATTTTGGGATTTGCATATGATGGCAACCCAATCTACGGACCATTTGCATACGAAAATCCATTAGATGCAGCATCATCTATTATTAGGATGACATCTAGTTATATTAAAAAGACCAGTAGAGTTGATGGTCCTTCCACATCTACGTATCCTCTAGGAACTTTCATTGATGACTATGAATATCGCCACCGTAGCGGATCTCTAGATCAGAATAACGGAAGATTCTGCGTTACTCCAGATTTCCCCAATGGAACTTATGCATACTTTTTGACTATTGATTCTTCCCAGAATCCAATATATCCTTATATTACTGGTGAAAACTACTACTCATTGCCAGTAGATTCTAATTACAATTCCAACCTTTCACAGTCAGATCTACCACTAGATGCCAGACGTTATTATCTGGCAGGTTCTCCCACAAATGGTGGAAACGTAATTGCGAGAATCAATGATATTAAATCTGGAAGCATCGATGAAATTGAAGTTATCCAATCTTCAAATAATTTTAGTGTTGGATCTTCTCTAGTCTTTGATAACTCTGATACCAATGGTTTCGGAGCAGAAGGCAGCGTATCTCTGCTAAAAGGAAAAACAGTTAATTTCTTAGAGTCGCAACAAACAAAAGCAACAAGACTAGAAATTGTAAGACCAGCATATCTATTTGTGGGTGATACTTTATCACAACCACAAACTGGTGCTTTTGGAGAAGTTGTCGGGGATGTTTTAAATGATAATACAGTTGTACTAAGAAATGTACAGGGAACATTTGATACGACAAATACTTTCTCTGCATCAATTAAGGTATTAAGTCTTCTTTTAAACAAACCATCATCGTACTCGGTGGGTTCTATCCTCAAATTGACAGATGGTTTTGTTGCAGAAGTAGCATATGGCGAAGTTTTAGAAACAACTGTAGAATCGAACATCGTAATTGTAAAGGTTCTCACTAGTGTTGATTACAATGGCGATGGTACACTAGAGTCTCCAACTGGAACTGCTCCATTCTATTTTGAGACTGAAGACAATTTACCAAATCACTATCTACAGAGCAATTCTCTCTCGGACACATCTGGAACAGGAATTCTGACTATTACATCTTTGAGTGATGGACTAGAACCATTTGATGTAAACCAAAATGTCGCATTGATCGAAACAAACCAAAATCACAATGTCGGTTTGGATGATGTCGTTAATGTTGCTATCAATCCAGATGATTCTACGACTACAACTACTTATTTTGTAAGGAAGAGAATTTATCAGAACTTAAAGTTAGCAACTCCTACAATTAAGACTGCCGTAAACTTCAATGGTGTCGGAAGACTTTTGACAGTTAATGTTGGTTGGGACTACACAACTGGTACTTATACCAATGTTCCTTTAACTGGTGGATCTGGAACTGGAGCAACCGCAAATATTGTTGTCAATGCTGATGGATATGTAAGTGATGTACAAATAACAGATGGTGGATCTGGATATAAGAGAGAGGATGTTTTATCAGTTGATGACGCATCACTCGTCAGATCTGTTGCTTCTACAAGCACACAGAGAGTAAAATTACTCGTTGATCACGTTGGTGTTTCTTCCCAGGCAACAAAAATCGTATTGGACAATGCTACTCGTTTTGTTCAAAATGATTTAGTAAAAATTGATAACGAAATTGTAAAAGTTTTGTCTATCTCAAATAATACGATCACTGTTGAGAGAGGACAAAATAATACTAGAGCAGTTGATCATTATAATGATGCTCCAGTATCTCTGTATAATGGAAGATACAATTTTAACTCCAACTTTACGATTAATGGTTGTGAGTCTACAACGTATGATCCAAATGATCAGATGTTGTATATTGTATATCCATCTTCCACAAATATCTCAACTCTTCAACCAGTCACAGATCTTTTCTCATTCTTTGACAATAGCACCCCACAAAGATTTGTTGATATTGTAGATGCAACAGATCCAGAAAATAAGTTTGAGTTTAGAAAAGACGGCACATCAGAGTATGTAACAAATCCAATAATTGAAACACAAGAATATTACAAGTATAAGTTTGATACTTCAGATTCTTCATTGTCTGGAACTTACCTCGATTTCAGCCCAAGTAAGAATTTCAATATCATTCCTGTAGAGAAGAATGAATCAGTACCTCTTCCTGGAAGTCCTGGTGCATTTATTGATGTAAAATTCGGATTCGGAGTAAGAAACGCTACTAATAACTACACCGAGAAAACTTCCACTGAGTTTAGTAACTATTATTATTTCGATAGAAATGGAATTTGCGAATCGGAAGGATCTTACTTACAGGTAATATCTGATCCACTGTCAGGAAGAAAGGTTGTTAATTATGTAACTCCAACTAGATTCTGTTACTCTTTAAATAAAATCTCACAGTGGGATGGTAGTGGTTCTATTACATACACAACAGATTCGACTTTTGCTACTGGCGAAATCGCTGCAATTTCTATTACAAATATTGGAGACAACTACCAGAAAACTCCTATCGTTTCTGGAATATATCCATCTACAGAAAATCTTGCCAAAGCAACAGTTTTATTTGATGATTACACAAAATCTATCACTGCGGTTAGAGTTGATGAAGTTGGATCAAATTACTCAAATCCTAGAGTTGTAATTATTGATGGTGATGGATCTGGTGCAGAATTCACAACTATTGTTAGAAATGGTCAAGTTCTAGATGTTAGAATTAAGAACAGGGGCAAGGGCTATACTTCTGCACCAACTATTGCTATTCTAGAATCAGATATTTCTGTTTTTGCAAAAGGAAAAGATATTGGAGTTCCAAAAAATGTTTCTATTATAAGAAACGGTGGATCTTTCCATAAAGATAGAACGCTGTACTCTGATTACACATCCCCATACACTTTTGCTTTGACTGGATATCCAGAGAAAGCATTTAAGCAAGGTGAATTGGTTGTACAAAGAATCAATGGTGTAGAAACCGCAAGGGGTTATGTAACCATTAATGGATGGCGTGAAGGATCTAACTTACTAAAAGTAAATAGAATTCAAGGAACGTTCAGACAAAATTTCAATATTGAAAGTTTCAAGACTGGTAATTCTGGAAAAATTGTTGCCGTTTATGTAACTGAGTTTACCCCACTAATTAAATCTGCATATGATAATCAAGGATATTATACTTCTGACAGAGGAAGAATCGGCAACTCAAATCAAAGGATTACGGATTCCTTCTTCTATCAAGATTATTCATATGTAATTAAGTCAAGAACTCCAATTAATGTTTGGAGAGATTTGATTAAGAGCACAACTCACCCAGCAGGAATGAAATTGTTTGGTGAGGTTATTATTGATGCTGTGGCAGATTCCAAAATGCCAATCGAATCTCCCAAAGCAAGTCACTTTACTGTTCTAGAACTTGGTGCTAACACTTCTATTGTATCAGAAAATACAAGAAGAGTAATTACTCAGTCGGTGCAAAAGATAGAAGATTTCAGATGTAAAGAGGGTACTGGTTCTGTTTCCGTACAAGAATATAATTTCAATGATCTAATCTCAGTTGATATCAAACTAGGAGCAGCATTTGATGGAGAATTTAATAATAATGGTCAGTTAGTCGGAACAAGAACATTTACTTTATTAAATGCAGAGACTAATGATCTTGTGTATCCATATAATGAGCAGGCACTGATCGTAACAATTGATGGTGTAATCCAAGAACCTGGAATTGCATTTACGGTTTCTGGTAGCAACATTACTTTTGCTACACCTCCACTTGGTCAAAAGACTGTAGAGGGTCAATTAGTCCCACAACAAAAATTCTTAGGTAAGCAATTCTCCTTTAGATCAAATACAGAAAATCAAAATGTTCTTAAAAAGGTTAAGAACATTTACCAAAGAGGTGGAAGATGGTTAGATTCAGCAAATCAAATCAGATTCAACGAAGATTTTATTGTACTTGAGACTATTGGTTGGTTTGAAAATCAGTATTCTTCAGTAATTTCTAATAATACTTTACCTTGGAATATCTTAGAACCAAGATTTACAGAAGACATCAGATTAATTTTGAATGCGATTGAGCACGACATCAGATTTGGCGGTAATGTCAAAGCGATAGACTATGCTAAGACATACGCATCTTCTTATAGTGGTTATGAAACTTATATTAAATCAGCATTTGACTATGCTATTAGATTATCTAAGTTTGCGATTTTAAATTGGGATTGGACAACTAGCAATGCTTCATATTCTGTTGGCAGCAATGTACTGACAGTTCCAGACACCAGCAGAGTTCCAATTGGTGCTGTTATCAGTTCTGGAAGATCCATTCCATTATCAAATGAAGTCACTGTAGAGCGTATCATATCAGACACACAGATTGAAATGTCTGCGGATCCATTATTTAATTCTGGGTCTCCATCAAATCAAGTTACATTTATTATGTCTGGTATCAATAGTGGCACTTTCTACGATGCTTCTAATACAATTAACAACAATAGAAATTACATTATTGATTATGCTGTTAACTGGGCACAAGCAACTTATCCATCTATTAATTGGGTAACAAAAGAATCTAAGTGTAGAAGAGATATTGGATATCTACTAGATGCTGTTGTTAAGCACCTAAGATTTGGTGGAAATGCGGATATTGTTGAGTTTGCTGAACTTTACTTCATTGGAAGTAGACTACAATACATCAATGATCAACTTACAGAAACTTTAGAAACTTACAGAAAAGTTTTAGAGGAATTGTGTGTCCTAGCAATGAGACAAACTCTGGTTGCTGTCAATCCATATACATCGATTGCTCCAGTAGTTGATGCTAGTATTATTATTGATTTGAATAGTCCAGAATGTGCAGATGTAGAATCAACACTTGGAACGTATTTTGATATTATCGAAACAATTTTCAATTCAGGACCAAGTGTAATTCAACCAACAAGTCTAAACTTGAACAGATCTGGAAGATTTACTTTCCTATCTCCTATTACAAATTATAATCTTATTCCAGACACTCAACTAATTGCTGGAGAATGTGAAGATGTAATTTCTTCTGTTGCTACGCTAAATGATGTGATCAATGACACTATTGATGGCGTAGTAATAACAAAAACAACACCAGATTATATTGATGGTGAAACAAGAATATTTGATTTGTATTGGGAAGATGGATCAGATGTTTTACTAGATGGTCCAGAAGATGATTTATTTGTAGCTCTCAATGGGGTTTTACAGAGGAATCAATTTGAGTTAGATAATCCAGCATTTGATGCATATTATATCGATCGTTCTAAGACGCCAAACCAGATTGTCTTTGATTCTCCACCACTATGGGATCAAGATTTCTCCGCATTAACTATTGGCGAAGCAACTGCGGTTGAAAAGTTCTTTGCATATAATTTGGGATCTTATAAGAGATATACCATTGATAAGACAAGAATTATTGATGAAGGTTCTTCCTCGAAGGGTCCATTCCTAATCACAACTGTAGAGAATGGAAAAGTAGTGAGCATCGATGACCAGAGATTCTTGGTTGTTCTTGTTAATGGAGTAATACAAGAGTACGAATCTGCATATACTATCAGTGGTCCTTCGATCTCCTTTAAGTATCCAATCAGAAAAGAAGATGTTGTTGACATGAGACTTCTTTATGGTAAGGAATACGAAAAGATTGTAACTTTCTATGATCATGAACCTGGAAGTTACTTAATTCAAAAGACTCTTGAAATACAAGATGCAAGCAGATCTGTTTACAATGGACTTAATGTATGGTGGAACACAGCGAAAAACGTTGTTTCTGATTACAGTAATGTGTATGTCTATCAACTAAGAAATGATGGATCCGAGAATCCTATTGGAAAACTAACAAATTACTGGCACAATTCTGGAAACTTCTATATTCAATTAAGATCTAATAATAATATTCTAGAGTCTGGTAATATTATTGTTAGAGTTATCAACGATCCAAATGGTCCAAGATTTACAATCGATACTTCCGCAAACACTACCACGTTAACTACAAACAATGTGGATTCCGTTGGTACAATTACATTGTCGAGAGAGACTCAAACATGGTATAACGGAGATTCTGGAAGAACGAGAGATTCTTTCAAGAAAAAAGGATTCTTTAAGATTGCTCCTGGTGACAAAGTAAAGATTGATGGAGAAAGTGATTTTAGAAGTATTAAAAAAGTACCAGAATCTATCTTTGCAAAAGAATATAGAACTAATTTTGACGTTACCAGTGATCATTACGGAACTTATACTGTAACACCATACAATGGTATTACTAGAGGAGAAGGTCTCAGTGTTGTTGCCGTGATTGAAAATGGTATTGTTGTAGATCTGATTTGGAATCAAAAGATCGTTGACTTCAGTGATCCAAATAAACCAAAGGTATCTCAACCAACTGCTTACCAATATTATACTGCACCAAGATTAGAATTTGTACCAAAAGATGGAAATGGTGGTGGAGCCAGTGCTCAAGTAATTGTAAAAAATGGTCAGGTAATTTCTGTTGATCTTCTAAATGGTGGCAGTGGATATACCACCGAACCAAAAGTCGTTGTCACCAGATCATATAAGATATGCAGACAGAATGATATTGAGACTGTAGTTGTTAGAGTTGGTGTCAATGGTGTCATTCAGCAAGGTGGAATGACGGTTATTTCTAGTATAACACCTATTACTCTACCACCTCCAGGTTTCGCTTTACTCAGTGCCGTTGTTCTCGATTCCGTAGTTGATATTCAAGATGACATTGAAAACCACATTTGGCCAGAGAAAGAAGATGTTGATATGCCTATTGGAGCAGATCAACCAGGAATTCAAATTCGTGTAAGATCTACAGATCGCGTTATTCCAGTTGTTGCTGGTCAGGCAGATGCTGATGAGTCTGTTGATAATCAAATCACCACGATTATTCCTACCTCTGCTCCAAATGTACTATCTTCTTCTCGTTTGATTACATCAAGAAATATTACTACTACTCTTACTAGAGAACTTGATAATAGTATCCTCGAAAGTAGAGTATTTAATGATCCTGGTGCATTCTTGCAGATTGATCTTAATGTTGGTAGCAGTATTGTTTACATTGCAGATACATCTAAATTCTCATCTAATGGAAAACTCCTTATTGGAGATGAGGTAGTCTATTATCCACGTAAGTTGGATGATCGTTTTGTTTTCTGTGAAAGAGGTGCCGACAATACATCTGAGCAATTCTGGGCTGCAGGAACATTCCTACGCCAAATACCAGATTACGTTTCCGTTGCTTCTGGTGGAATCAACGTTATTAATAGTATCAGTTCTGTAGAAACTACTTCTATTTTTGTAGAAAAACAAAGATCATATGAACTAGAATCTCAGGTTGTAACTTTTGAGAGTTCATCTAGAGAAGTCACCACAGTTCTGAACCTAGAGACATCAATTGATTCTATTTCAAACTTACTGTTTATTAGAGATAGAAAAATTGAATCTGGCGTTGTTGGAGTAGATCCAATAGTCATTTCATATAATGAAACTATCATTAGACAAGAAGATCAGATTAATGTAGTATTTGATTATTCTGTAAGAAGAGACAGCGTTGGTATTCTTATCTTCACTCCTCCATCTGGAGTTATTGATTATTACCAGGAAGAAGTACTATTTACAAACCCAATTGAAACTAGAAATAATGGTTTTGTTACCTTGACTGATAAGACAGTAACACAAAGAACTGGCACAATCATTGATATAATTAACCAGAATGAAGGTTTGGTTCAATATCAGGGTGAATATCAGATTGGAAATCTTGGATCTAATATTGGAAACTGGACTACAGTTGGATATGATGATGGCACCGCTGAAGTATCTAATTGGACAATTGAGCAATTTGATAGATATTTTGGTGCTTTCACAATTAATGATCTCATTAAGAGGGCAAGTTCTAACTATACATTATCTGGTCAATATTGGAACTTAGGCAATCCATCAATTCAGAATCCAGTTACCATTAGTTCTTCTTCTGGAACTATTGGCGGACCAATTGTTGTACAAGATACAACATATTTCCCAGAGTCTGGATACTTGTTTACATCATCTGGTTCTGTTATTCAATACACAAGCAAAACAGCATCTACATTTGAAGGATGTACATTGTATAGTGGTCCAAATACCATCAGTGCCTCTGATGAACTAGTACCACATACAATTTCCTAAATAACTGCATAAATATAAATAACTCAGGCACAAACACTACGTCGGAACGGAAAACCAATGGCTGCTATTATCTCTGATAAATTTAGAATTTTTAATGCGAAGCAATTTCTTGAGTCGCTGACTGAAACTCCAAGTACGAACATGTACTTCTTTGTGGGTCGTCCACAACCTTGGGCAGGATACCTAGAAACTTACTCGGTTGCTGGTGGAACCTTCGCGGTGGGTAACGAAGTTTACGTTGGCGCTAACTACGGCACCGCCACCTTTAGAGCAACGATCTCTGCAGTCTATTCCGACGCTTTGCTCTTAACTGGTGTTTTTGGTTCTGCTGGCGTTAATTCAACTCCTGGTGCTCTAGGAACAACTCTAAAAGAGTATGATGGTGCCGCCGATACTGGAGTTACTGCTAAGTCTGGTGTTTATCGTTACGGAACAGAAAACGACCCACCACTCCCACTAGATAACCAAGAAGAGAAGTATGATATCTACGACGATATCATCGCCGCAAAGAGAATTACTGACGAATTTGCACGTGCTGTTATTCGTCGTTACAATTGGGATTTGAGTGCAAACCCCAAGTTTGACATGTGGAAACCAGACTACTCAGCAACTCCCGCTGGTGGTGGACAAATTGGTAAAGATTCTGCTACTGGAGCTACTAGCATTGCTGATGCTAAGTTCTATGTTATGAACTCCTCATATGAAGTTTTCAAGTGTCTTTACAATGGTGAAAATCCATCCAATCCCGCTGGTCAAAACGCGACACAAGAACCAACAACTTCTTCAGGAAATTACAGCAACGGAATCTTCACTGAGTCTGCTGGTGCTGGATACGTTTGGAAGTATATGTACACTCTTCCAACTGATGATGTACTACGCTTCCTATCGTCAGACTTCTTACCAGTAGTCCTCCCAACAAACGCAACCAGAATTGCAACTGAAACCGCTGCTGTAGATGGTGCAGTTCATGTCGCTCTAGTTAAGGATATTGGTTCGGGAATTCCTGCTTCTCAAACTCTTTACACTGCAATCCGTGGAGATGGAGCTGGTGGAGTTGTTGAGTTTACTACAACTCTAGGTGGAGCAATTGATCCAGCAACTGTTAGTGTTGTGGCGGTTGGAAGTGGTTATACCTATGCATCAATTGCTGTTGGAGATGGAAACCTCTTCAGCGATCAAGGTTTAACAAGTCCAGTCTCTTCTATCGGTGCAATTGCTGCAGTTGAACCAATCATTTCACCAAAGGGTGGTCATGGTTCTGATTTCGAACTAGAACTTAACGCTAAGAGAGTTATGACGAACATTCGTCTAACATACTCTGAAGGTGGTGGAGACTTCCCAGTTGATAACGATTTCCGCAGAATCGGAATCATCAAAGATCCAATTAATTCACAATCTCTAGCAGTTGCTGCTGATAATACACTATCTGGTCTTTATGCAATGAAGATCACTGGAACTGGTGGTACTGATTACATTGCAGACGAAGTAATCGAGCAAGATTTGGGTGGTGGATTAAAAGCTTATGGTACTGTTGTTTCTTGGACACTAGATCCTTCTTCAACAACAGATGGTATCCTAAAGTATTATCAATCACCTGCCCAGCATCTACACACCGATGGTAAAGTATATGCTTTCCAAAACGACCCCGCAAAGTCGATTGATGGCGCACAATCTGCCGCTTCAGGAGATCCAGATAACACAGTAAATGGAAACGTAGAGGGAATCACTCTCTCCAGTGGTTATGCTGCTCCTGAGATTGATAATAACTCTGGAGATATCATTTACGTTGAGAACAGAAGACTAATTACCCGCGCACCTGACCAGATTGAAGATATTAAACTCGTAATCGAATTCTGATCTTCAATTGATATTCCGAAATCCCCCGAGAGATCGGGGGATTTTTTTTATCTCTACTAAATACTAGAGACTAGATACTAGTATTTGGCGGAGTACGATGCCTCAGAAGACGAACCTTAATGTAAATCCTTATTACGAGGACTTTGACGCGAATAAGAATTTTTATAAAGTTTTATTCCGTCCTGGGTACTCAATTCAAGGAAGAGAATTAACACAACTACAGTCTATTCTACAGAATCAGATTGAGAGTTTTGGTAAGTACTCGTTTAAGCAAGGAGAGTTAGTAATTCCTGGTGAAGTAGGACTAAACAATAAGTTAGACTACGTTAAGTTATCATCTGTTTCCGAGGTAGCGGTAAATGATGGATTGGGAAATATCGTATACAGAAAGTATGACATTTCACAACTACATGGCAGACAGTTAAGAGGTCTAACCTCTGGTGTTATTGGTAATGTTGTCTCTTCTAAGAACGCAACAGAGACAAATGCCGATACACTTTTTGTTGTTTATACAACGAGTGGAAATGCTAACAATGAGAATACTTTTAGACAAGGCGAAACTCTAGAGGTAATTGATGGAATTAATACACCATTGATGGTAGTTGGAACTGATGGTTCAGTTCTTCCAACTGCTGTTACAGTAGTTGATCCAGATACTGGTGCAGAGTCATCTATTGTAAGTCCCGCAATGGGCTTCTCTTCTGCTGTAAAAGTAGAAGAAGGTATTTACTTTGTTAATGGATATTTTGTCCGTAATGATGAGCAATTACTAGTTATTGATCCTTATTACAATGCTCCAAGTGCAAAAATTGGATTTCTGGTTACAGAAGATATTGTAACTCCAGAAGAAGACGAGTCGCTTTACGATAATGCGATTGGTTCTTCCAACTATTCTGCCCCTGGAGCTCACAGACTTAAGATTTCTCTTTCGCTACAAAAATATAGTCTAACTACACAAACTGACAAGAACTTTATTCAACTTCTCAGAGTAAAAAGAGGAGTTATTGAGAAGAAAGTTGTACAGGCAGATTACTCACTTCTTGAGCAAACATTAGCAAGAAGAACTTATGATGAGTCTGGTGACTATGTTGTAGATAACTTCTCAGTTGATGTCAGAGAATATGCACAAAAAGAAGGAAATAATGGTGTATATGCAGAAGACTCTGAAGGAAATTACAATGGTCTGAGCGAGCAAGAAGCATCAGAAAAGATGATTGCTAATGTTGGACCTGGAAAAGCATACATTAGAGGATATGAAATTGTAAATAAAGAAACTAAATCAATTGAAATTAGTAAGGCAAGAGAGACTCTTGATACTGATAATGTAACAATCAAAACAAGAGGTCTTCCCACTTATTTTGTAAGTAACGTTTCTGGTTCAACACCACTAAATGCCGAAGGATCTGATCTAACATCATATCCAGATGTAGAACTTTATAACGTTTACAATGACGCTCTACTAGGACAAAATTTAGATTTTGTTGCTGGACAAAGATTTACTGAAGACTCTGACGAAAGAGTATCGAGTATTGATCGCAGAGGAAAATTATTTACAGACTCTGATGCCATTAAAACTTTAACTGTAGAAATTAGCCAGCAATCACTAGTTTCAAAACTAAATCCACCAAATAACGCCGCATCAACTCTTGTTTTTACTGATGTCTGTGATTCAAATGGAAATCTCTATGCAGTTTCTACAAGAGCCTCTGGTCTTCCTGAAGCATACAATTCATTTAAGGTAATTGGATTCAGTATTGTAAATAGACCAGATGCAAGCCCTGGTGATCAAGCAAAAAGATTTGCTGAAATTACACTGCTAGGAAACAAAGCTCAACTAGATGCGTTGATTGAATATGATGCAGAAGATGAAGGAGAAAGAAGATATCTTTTCTTAGGAACCACTACTGGAGCTGGTCAGGGACCAGTTGCTACAATTACCAGAACAAATGGAACAATTCTTGCTGGTCAATCATCACAAACATATTCAAATGTAACTGGTGTTACTTCCGCAAACGGAGTTGGTGCCCAATTTAATATTGAAAGAGATGGCACTGGTGCTATCAGCAGCGTAACAATTGCTGATGGTGGTTCTGGATACACACCAACAGAAGTAATTACTATTCTTGGTAGTTCGATTGGTGGAGTTGATACAACTGACGACATTGAAATCACTGTTGCTACTATTGTACCAGTCGAAAAACTTGGATATGTTGTTGATTATAACGAATCAGTAACTCCTCTTATTGGAACCACAAAACCAAGTAACTTTACTTTAAAGAAAAAGGGTTTTGGATTTAACGCTGATACTGATGTTGTTGTTTCCAAAGGTACGCTATCCAATGGTCAAAAAGCATACAATAGTATCTTCGGATTGTCTTACTTTGGTCCATCGTTCTTTACGAAGATTATTCTAGAGTCGCAACCAACTGCAGGATTTGGTCCTGGGGATTATATTGTTGGATCTACAAGTGGAGCATATGGAGTTGTAGAAGGATCTACTCAATCTTCCTTCAGCAGTTCTGGAATCCTCATGGTTCGCACTCTGTCAGGCAAATTCAAGTCTGGAGAAGTCTTAAAGGATGAGAATGATAACGCCGCAAAAATTGCTACAGAAAATACTATTTCTCATTTTGTAACTAAGTATAGAAGTTCTGGTGGATATCCACAGGGAACTGATATTACAATTAATGGTCAAAAATTCGATACTTCAAAAATTACTGTTACCACAGACACTGGTGGTATTGGTTATGTAACTTATGTTGAGATTAGAGACAGAGCAGCATTTACACAAACATACTCACAACCACCAGTTGTTACTGTAACGGCAGGATTAAGCAACATTGCTCTTGCGGCAAGAGTTGATGCCGTCTTGTTTAGAGACACTGTTGTAACTTACAGTCCTCAAGATGTAAAATCCTTTGGATCTGCATTTGGTTCTCTTGGTGTTAATAAGTTTACTGCTGACGTTGAAAGCAACGACACTCAGTATGTAAATCTTGTTTCGGTCACAGAATTTACTTTCTCTGGAAAGAAAGGATTTAAGTTCCTAGAGTGTAATGGATTTGGTGGGGATGCTACCCAGTTCTTGAAGCAGGGAGACTATGTACAATATACTGGAACCGATGGTCTTTCGGTAAGAGCACTAGTTCAGTATGCAACAAAACCAGAAGGAACCATCAAGTCCAGAATTTATTTGGATAAAGCAATTCCTGAAGAAGTTGTAAATGGAAATATTGTTAAGATTGTTCCTAAGGTAGACAATTTTGCTCAAGGAACATTGATCTATCCAACTGGAAGTGGTCAAGTTTCAGCAATTTCCAGAGGTTCTGAAGATTCAAAGATCAAGTATTACTACAGAAGAGATTTTGTTACCACCTCAACAACTAGTGGAAACTTCATCACGTTTACTGCTCAGTTGCCTTTTGGAACTCAGAGATTCGTTACCTTTGACGAATCTAATTTCATTATGACTGTTTTGAATCCTGGTGATGCCACAAACGTAAAAACAGGAGATGTAATTTACTTAACTTCCGAAAATATTTCAACTACTAACACTACAGACCAAGCGAGTGGGTTGAATGCTGGTTCTGTGGTTATCACACTACCAACAAGTGTTTTCAATTCATCAACTAACTTCCCCAAACTAAAATTATCCGCTACACTAGAGCTAACTAAAGCACGTCCAAGAATTAAAACGGCAGTAAAGAACAAGAGAATTCTTATCAAATCATTTGGTGATAGAATTGTTCCTCTCCGTGGCGAGAACTATGATGACGAGTCTACTGTTATTTCGTCATACGCAGATGCTTTCCGTGTCAGATACGTTTACGAAGGAACTTCTGTTGCTCCCCCAGATGTTGACACCGCAGGAAATCTTGTAGGTAATGGTAGCGATATTACTGAAAGATTTACTTTTGATGATGGACAAAGAGACACTTTCTATGATGTTTCTAGACTAGTACTGAAACCAGGATACCCTGCTCCAACTGGTCAACTAGTTGTTGCGTTCGATTATTTTGAGCATTCACAGGGAGACTTCTGTACGGTTGATAGTTATTCACATGAAGCAGGTGTAACTTTGGAAGAAATCCCAAGTTTCAACTCTGCTGTTCATGGTATCGTTTCTCTTAAGAACGTCCTTGACTTTAGACCAAAGGTAGATGCATCATCCTTTGTAACTGGTTTTGCTAATGTTTCATCTAGACAACAACCAACTACTGTATTCAGCGGTGAGGGTGGTGTTGTTTCTGTAACTCCATCTCCAGATTCAAACTTAGAATTCACATTCAGTTTCAGTCAGTCAGAATTCTTGAATAGAATTGATGGTATCTTCTTAAACAAGAAAGGACAATTTGTTCTAAAGGAGGGCAACTCTTCACAGAACCCAACTCGTCCAGAGCCACTAGATGATGCCATTGCACTCTATTACATCTATGTTCCTGCGTTCACAACAACCAGTAAGGATGTAAGGATTACTCCTGTTGACAATCGTAGATATACGATGAAGGATATTGGTAAACTTGAGAAGCGCATTGAACGTCTTGAGTATTACACAACTCTCAGTATTCTTGAGCAGCAAGCACTTGGAATGCAGATCCGTGATGAAATTGGATTTGATAGATTCAAGACTGGTTTTATTGTTGATAACTTCGAGACTCATTTAGTTGGTGATATTTCATCAGCTGATTATCTTTGTGCAATTGATACTCAACAGTCTGTACTGAGATGTCAGACGAACGAAGAGTCATTCTCACTTAAAGAAGTAAATACCAGAAATGACCAACGAGTTATCGATGGTTACCAGAAAACGGGAGACATCGTAACACTTCCATATACAACGCTTCCACTTTTAGGAAATAGTTTTGCAACAAAGACAATCAATCCAAATCCATTTGTTGCTCTTCAATATGTTGGAGAAGGTCAATTAACTCCAAGAATCGATCCTTGGTATGACAAGACCGTAGAACCTTTGATTGTCGATAACAACACACAGTTGTATTCCATCTTTATTTCTAAAAATGAAATTAGAGATTCTTTCTCCAGCATCTTCAATTCCTTCATTATCAACTGGATTGGTTCTAAGGATGCTTCTGGTGAGATCACATCTTTTGGAACAACCAATTCAGATTCAGCAAATTCTAAAGTAAAGAGTGCTTCGGTCGCAAGTTCTTCGAACGTAAGTCCACAGAACAATGAAATTGGTAAGGGTCTCTCAACAGATTCTTCCGACAAAGGAACTGTTGCTACATCACTAAGATTCTTTGCTAGAAGTATCGCTGTTAAGTATGTTCTCAGGAGATTAAAACCATCAACAAAACTCTATCCTTTCTTAGAAGGAAAAGATGTTTCGAGATGGGTAAATCCTGATAATAGATTTACTGGTATTGCTGGAAACTCACTCTCTGGATTTAATGGTCCTATCATTACTGATGAAAATGGCAATGCTAGTGGTCTTATTTTGATTCCAGGAGGATATGCTCCAATTCAAAATGCTACTTGGACAGGAAACCCAGAAACAATCGAGTACGATACAACATCGGAGCAAGTAAGAGTAACAACTGGAATCAAGACATTTAGGTTTACTTCTAGTGCTTCCAACGCAGCAAAAGAAGAAATCGACACTTATGCAGAAGTTAAGTACTACGCTATTGGAAGACTTCCAGAAAATCCTGCAACTATCAATTCGACTTCACCTTCAATCTTTAAAGCGAATGAGGGTGTACAAATTATTGATAGTGTCACGGACGTAGAGGCAAGACCAAACCCATTAGCTCAGACATTCAAGATTGAGAATTATGAGGGTGGTTGCTTTGCTACTAGCGTAAATCTCTTCTTCAATAAGAAGAGCACTAATATTCCAATCAGAGTTTATGTAACAAACACCGAGAGTGATAAACCTGGAAAATATATTGTACCAGGAACAGAAGTTTCCCTATCTCCTAATACTCGTATTCGTGTATTTACAAGTGGAACTCTCACAGTAACTGTTGGCGAAACAATTACTGGTTCTAGATCAAATTGCAGTGGACCTCTACTGAAAGTTCTAGATCGAAATGGCAATGAACTAACCGCTTCCAGCACTGGAATTGTTACATTAACAAATGATCAGGTTTATACATTTGTTCTAAGTAATCACAACGGCAAGTCCTTTGTACAAAATGAAGGATTGATTATTGGATCACTTACTACTTACAATTCACTAAACAACACAGATCTATCTGTTACTATTGCAAAAGATTCTGGTAAAGTTTCCGAATTGCTAGTTAAGCAAACTGGATCAAATTACGAGTCAGCGATTCTTTCAATTGAAAGTCCACAATTGCCAGGAGGAAGTGTCGCTAATGGTAGCGTGAATATCTCAGGTGGAGAAATTTATAATTGCGATGTAACCCTCTTTGGATCTGAGTATACTGCCCCACCATCAATTGTTGTCAAGGGTATAGGAAATGGCGCTGCAGGTGCTGTTATCGAGGCAAAGGTAACCATCGATACCCCTGCAGTCAGAATGGGCGTTGCAGTCGATCCTGCTGGGGTTACACAGTCGATCACTCCAACAACATTCGCATTTGATTATCCTGTATATCTGCAAAACAATTCTCAGTATGCATTAGTCGTTGAGACAGATTCAACTGAGTATGCATTATGGACATCTAGACTAGGTGAAATTGAAATTGCTACCAGCACTCCTGTAACAACTCAACCTTTACTAGGATCTGTATTCAGATCTCAGAATGTTGACACTTGGACAGAAGATCTATTTGAAGATATCAAATTCACAATCAATAGAGCGGAGTTCGATATTAGCAGAGTTGGAAGCTTGAAAGTTGAAAATGAGTCTCTTGGATATCAAAGACTTGGAGTAAATCCAATTCAAACAGATGGAACTTCTAATGCTGGTGCAACATCAGATCTATTCAGAAACAATAACAAGATCCTCAGAATCAATCATCCAAATCATGGTTTCGAAGATCGTGGCAACTCATACGTCTTCCTCAGAAATGCAGAAACAGTTGCTGGTGTAACAAATACTCAACTCAATACAACTTTATTCAGAGTTAAGAGCGCAGGTGTTGACTACTACCACATCGAGAATGCTACGGTTGCTGCTAATACCCTAAGAGGTGGTGGATCATCTATCTTAGTTGCACACAACAAGAAGTATGAGCGTATGTATCCACAGGTTAATTATTTGACCTTTAGTGCTACAAAAGTTGAAACATCAGTTAAGTCAACAAACATTGTTCCTGTAGACTCAACTACCACAAACTACGTTTCATACTCACAAACTGGTTACGAAAAAACTTTCTTGAATGAAATTCATTACTTCAACAATCAGAAAGTACTTTGCTCTAAGATCAATCAGACTGCAAATAATCTTGATAGATCATTTGAGTTAGATATCAAACTATCTTCTACTGTTTCTTATCTGTCTCCAGTGATTGATCTTTCTTCTGCTTCTGTTAAATTCGCTTGCAATAGAATTGAGAAATCAAAAGGAAAAGAAGACAGATATGGCAGAAGAGATCAGATCCTGAAGTTCAAGGATGTTTACTATTTCGCTCTTGCCAATTTGCCTGTTGGTGAAGATATTGATGCCGATAACAACCAAGCAATCGAAGGATACATCAGTAAGGCAAAGGGAACCATCATCAGAAAAACTGTAGTTGGAGGAACGACTAATATTTGGGTCAAAGTTTCTACCACAAATGGATTCCAAAAGAATGAAGGAATTATCTTTGGTGGTACAAACTCTGGTGCAAGTTGGGATCCAACTGCCAACCAAGGAGCTGGTGGTGGAGTAGCAGTTGGATCTGATCCAACTAGAGAAATCTTCAGCGTAAGCGTCGCAGATACTATCGTTGCAAGAAATCCAAGTATTCTATCTACCACATTTGATAATAAGATTGATGGTAAAGTACAATTCTTTGATTCACAAAATCAAATTATCACACTCAAAAATGATAAGAAACCCCATGGAAATCTTGGATATACTGAGTCTCTATTAGAATCTTCATCTTCTGGCAATGCTAGATCTGGTGAAGGCGTACCTGATATCTTTAGGGTTGGTGATATTATCGCATATCCAGATCAACCAACAGAAACAGTTGGATACTGGGAAATCAAAGAAATCGAATACACAAATGGTGTCGAATATCGTTCCGAAAATACATTCAGTGATAGTTCCTCTATTGCCAAATATGTAAGTAAGGAAATTTCTATCGGAAATCCTGGAACTTCGATCGATGTAAGATTGACTGTAAATGTTAAGAATATTGACGACGTACAAGTTCTATATCGTTATAAGAAGTCATCAAGTCAAGAGGCATTTGATAATATTGAGTGGGAATACTTCAATGAAACTGGACTTCCAGATATTGCAGAGTTCCCAACTAGTGAAAATAGTATTTCTGGTATCGTAGAAAAGCAAAGTTCTTATCAAGAACTTAAGTACAGTGTTTCAAATCTACCTGAATTCTCATCATTTGGTATAAAAATTGTAATGAGATCCGTAGATCCTGTATACGTTCCTAAGATTCAAGACCTACGCGCTGTTGCATCTTATTAATTTCCGCACATGAGTTACATTAAAGTTTCTGGGCATGATGGTCTCGTTAGAGACGAGACCACAGGTGCCATCTTGAATCAGAGCGATTCTGCTATCGAAGCAAGGCGCAAACAAAGACAGTTGAATTCCGCGTTGGAAGACATAAATATGTTGAAGGATGAAATCTCTGAAATCAAATCCCTACTTAGAGAGTTAGTAAGAAATGCCAGCAATTAATGTCGCTAGAACTGATACCTTTGAACAGCAAAGGGTAAAAATTAATGAAATCGGTTCTCAACTTTTTAACGTTACCTCTGGTGGTAGTGATCTTTCTACAGGTAACCTAAAGTTAGGTGATGGCACCCAACCATTACCATCTCTCTCATTTGTTTCAGATGATTCGTTGGGTTTATACAAACCAACTTCTCAGACTATTGGTTATGTTTCTTCTGGTAAGAAACTTGTAGATATATCTTCATCTGCTGTTTATTCTTATAAAGATGTCTTAATTAGACAAGAAGTTATTAGTGCAGTATCCACTATTTCTTTCGGTCAGAATTACGATGCTGGAAGTTATACTGGAATTTCCTTTACTGGAGGAAGTGGCAGTGGAGCTATTGCTGATTTTGAAGTAGTAGCATTTAATGGAACTATAGTAGAAGGAACTGGATACAAACAAGGAGTTTATACTGGAATTACCACAAGAAATATCAGTGGAACTGGAACAGGGACACTTTTAGATTTTCAAGTAGAAGGAATTGTAGGAATTATAGGAAATTCTGGTCAGAACTATAAACCAGGAAATTACACCGCAGTACCATTAACTAATGGTTCTGGATCTGGTGCAGAGGCAAATATCAATATTACTGGTACAGAAACTATTTCTTCGAGTATAACTTCTCCTGGATCTGGATATTCCCAGGGAGTTTATCAATTTGCCAATATCTTCAACGTTCCAACTCAAACTTTTATTGTAACTGCAAATGGAACTACTAATTTTATAATTGACGGAAACCCCCAACCAACACTAAATCTAGTACAGGGCAACACTTATCGCTTTGATGTTTCAGACTCCTCTAACACTGGTCATCAGTTAAGATTTAGTCTTACAAATGGTGGATTTATTGGAGCAGAATTTTTTACCATTGAAGAAGGAACTTACGGAACAGCAGGATCTTTTGTTGATTTTGTCATTTCTGCAAATGCGCCCACTGGAACATATGCTTATGATTGTACATTCCATCCAGGGATGGGTGGAGCATTCACAGTTTCTACTGGTGCTATTGGAAATTATGGTAAATTTGGAGCTGCGGATTTTGAAGTTGATTCAAATGGAAACGTAATTTCTTTTGATTTTAGCGTAAATGGCACTGATTACAAGGTAGGAGATACTGTATCAGTAAATGGAAATTCCTATGGTGGTGGATCTGGATTTGTAGCTGAAATCACAGGTATTTCGTATGACGGAATTGTTGATTCTATCACTATAACTGACAGCGGATCTGGATATTTAGCAGGAGAAACACTAGGAATTAATGATGCGGATGTTGGCGGAGTTGGTGGATCTGGGTTTGCATTTTCTATTACAAATAATCCTGGTATTCCGTTTGATGTAGAAATTTCTACATATGGAACTGGTTATCAAACTGGAGATGTGTTTGGTCTGCCTCTATCCATAACTGGAGTTAATACTAATTTAAAATCTGTTGTTTTAAACGTAAGCACGACTTTAAGTACACTATCAAATCAAATTACTGTTGCCAGCACTACGGGAATTATTGCTGGAATGGAAGTATTTAATGGAGGATCCGACGTTGGAGTTCTTGGGCCATCGACATCTGTTCAGTCTATTGACGGTCCTACACAATTAACTCTAAGCGTCACTCCAATTGGAGATGGAACTGCGGACTTAGAATTTAGATCTACTGGTGTAATTAATCAGATAACAGTTTCAAGTACCGCTAATATTGTTCCTGGATCTACAATTACTCAAACTGCAGGAACTGGAATTCTTGGCACTGGAGTACTTGTTTCAAGTATAGTTGATTCTACAACGATTGAGTTGTCTGTTCAACCACAACAGGCAGGAACAGCAACCCTGAGTTTTGAACCTTCTTTTGGTGATGGATCATCACCATTAACATTTACTGTTGGAGATCTTGGTGTTATTGACTCCTTTACAATTTCAAATGGAGGAATTGGATATACAGTTGGAGATGAATTATCTGTAAATCCTACCGATCTTACACAAGCAATTACATATCAAGTATCAGTGAAAACTTTGCAGCAATTATCATTTGCTGCTTCAACATATGCATCTGGAACGTTTAGTGTTGGTGATACAGTAAAACCAAGATATGGAACTGTAATTTCTGTAATTGCTGGAGTAGGAACAACTGTTCCAGCGGCAATCAACGGAACTTACAACAACGTTGTTGCAACTGGAGGAAATGGCACTGGAGCTACTTTTGATGTAGTGAGAGACTCTAATGGAGACATTGCTGTGGTAACAGTCTCGTCTGGTGGCGGTGGTTATTATTATGAGATCTCAGATATCCTCACCATTCCAGGCGGATCTATTGGTGGCAGCACTCCAGCAGACAATTTGACAATAACAGTTGATACAGCGACAGTCTCTGCTGACTTAGAAGTTTATAAGGTAAGCGAAAGCGGTGGATTTACGGATTCGATATTAGTAGATACTGGAGGAGTATTGGATGGAGATATTATTGTCCCATCTTCTGGACCGATAACTGAGTATACCATTGACACAGCTTCTCTAGATACTTCCAGGTACTTTATTGATACAGGAAGCGGTCCTACACTAACTCCAAATCTAACTCTCTATGCTGGAAATATTTACGAATTTGATATTTCTGATCCATCCAATAGCGGGTACAATTTTTCTTTCTCCGAGTATAGGGATGGTAGCAATTCACCAAGCTTAATTGAAAACGTAGCAACGGTATTATCAACATCAACAACACAAATTACTGTTACCAGCACAACTGGAATTTTGCCAGGAATGATAGCGACAACAAATGTCTCATCTGGTGGTCAGATTATTCCTGGAACTACAGTTGTTAGTGTAGATAGTCCAACTACTTTAACACTCTCCAATATTCCATTATCATCTGGACTAATAACTCTTGATTTTGCTGGTTTTTCTTATGCAGATTCTGTTACAAATACAGCAACATCTGTTATTTTTAAACCAGGAGATTTCACACCATCTACTCTGTATTATTACGATGGCACAATTGGAAGTGCGGATCTTGGGGGATCTGATAATGAAGAAGGAGTTATCACTGTTGATCAAAACAACCCAAAAGTTTTTGGTAGTGGATTCTTAGTAAATGTATCAATTCTACAAACAACTGATGTAATTTCTGGAAACATTGAAACTGGATTACTTAATGCAGTATCATTTACTGGACAAAGTGCAACTTTCACAAATGCAGAAGTAACTACCAAACTTGATGTTAGTTCCATTGAGGGAGATATATTATCAATCGCCTCAATCACATCAAGTTCCAATGCAAATACTATCAATTTATCAGCCACAGATTTACAGTTAAATTCTAATGTTGGAATAGGAACCACATTAACAATTAACCAGTCTTCTGGAGATTTAACAACTTCTGGTGTTGTTTCTACTACTGGATCATTTAATGCTTCTGGAGCATTAACAATTACTGCAAATTCTATCGAATCTGGTAACGGATTGGATATCGAATTATTACCTGCTGCTAATAGAGTTGTAAAGGTTATTGGCACATCTGCTCTTAATATTCCTGCTGGAGATACAAGTTCTAGACCTGGACCAGGAGTTGTTGATAATGGATCTATCAGATATAACACACAAACAAATCAATATGAAGGTTATAGTTCATCAACCTCTTCATGGTCCTCTCTTGGGGGAGTTAGAGACCTCGATGGAAATACAACAATTCTTGCTGAAGAAAGTGTAGGGGCAAATGATAATACACTATGGTTCTATAATGATAATATCAATACAATTAGAGTTACCCCATCTCATTTAGATTTTGTAAATGTTAAGAAAGTAAAATCGACTAATATTTCTGCTCCATCATTTGTGCAGTGGACTGCAAACACTCCAGTAATTTCTGGACAATATTTAAAATATAGAAATAACTTGTATGAGGTAACGATTGATGGAACAACGGGAACTTCTGGAACAGAACCAACACATACTTCTGGAGCAGTCTTAAATGGCACAGCAGAACTTACATGGTATTCTCTTGCCGTATCTCCACTAACATTTGAAGATATTTCAGAACTTAGAGTTGGACCTCTAGGAAATCTTCCACTCATTGTTAATAGCGATCTAAGACTCGCAGCGAATGTTTTATCAACAGACATTAATGATTTAATTGTCAGACCAAATGCTGGAAAAAAAGTTATTGTTGATGCGGAAACTTCGTTGGTTGTTCCAGTTGGACCAGATGCAAACAGAGGAATTGCAGTAAGAGGATCTATTAGATTTAGTGAAACAACTTCTCAATTTGAAGGATATGATGGAACTAACTGGGGATCTCTTGGTGGAGTTAAAGATGTTGACCAAAACACTTATATTATTCCAGAGACTTCCCCTGGTGCAAATGAGAATACATTATTCTTCTACAATGACAACAACAATACGTTAAGGTTAACAACGACTGCTTTAGATTTTGATGCTATTGATACTATTAGATCTGTAACGAGCAATGAGTTTGAAATTACAGCTGCATTATTAACCTTTGATAATGGAACGTCTACGTTTGATAATACAGATCAAAATATTACTTTCTTACATACAACAAAACAATATTTTGATCTAGGACTTTCTGCTGGACTTACCACGGATCCAGTCTTGAGATTAGATGATCAGGGAGATGTTTATTTAAATATTGGTTTTGGAACTGGAGTATTTGATGGTGTTAAAGTTTTTGATGGAGACCTGAAAGAGTTTGAATTGGCAGATATCAAAATTCAAACAGAAAAATTATCCTTGGTTAAGGGCACATCTAATAATGGAAGTTCCGACATCTATTTGAATACGACAAATAGTGGAGCAAAGACAACTGTGTTTGCTGAAAATACAACGACAGGAGATAAAGAATTTATAGAATTTGGTATTCTTGATGATGGTACAGATGTTTTCCATACAGAATATGGAAATATTAGAACTGGTCAGCAATTAATTGTTCCAACATTTGAAGTTACTGGTGCTAATGTAGTAAGAATAAATATTCAATTAGGTGCTAATGTGAATTCAACAGAAACTGTCAATATCACCGTCGTCTCAAACGTTACTAAGAAATAAAAATGGCAACTACAAAAGAAAAGTTTGATTCTACAGGTGGATTTTCCATTGACAAAACCACTGTTGTTGATGAATTTAGAAACGCAAAAGATTTGAACACACTAGAATTAAAGAACAGATTTTACGAAGATAGTAAAATCTCCAATTATATTTTACGTGGATTGAACACTAGCGTTTTGCAGTTAGACGATGTAGGATCCCAAATTGTTATTGATACCAATACAATTAATTTTATTACTGGCAGTATCATCGCCGTTAATCCTCAAGGAGTTGTATATTCTGCAAAACTAGAAAGCACATTGACATGTGATGCTGTTGGTCAAACTTCAGTACTTTCAAGTCTAAGAACAGTTATAAAAGATGATGTACCTGCTGGTCAGACTTGGGGGATCGATCCTCTTGGATCAACAAATAGATTTAGTTACTCAACGTCAAGAGCAGGTACTACAAACACTATTAAATGGATAGTTTCCACTCAGGTTATTAGTATTGAGTGGGCTTGATGCTAAATATAACTGAGGCAAAATAGGCGGAGCTGGCAGGCACCATGAGTTTTAATATCAATTCCGACAAAGAGTTTATTAGAGGTAATAGTCCTAAACTCATCGGTGATAACGAGCTTACTGTTAGAATTGGCACAGGATCTCTGGAGCGAGAGATTCTAAGAACAGAAATTGATGCTAATACAGGTCTACCCCGTGTTGGTATTAATAGAACTGGTCAGAGAGTTAATAATATCGAAGTTGTAAGCGGTGGTAGTGGATATACCAGTGCTCCATCGGTAATTTTGGATCCTCCATCTACTGCAGGCGGAACCCAAGCTCTGGCATCTGCCTTTATCTTCAATGGAAGAGTAACCAGCATTGCTATTAATAATCCTGGTAGCGGATACACCACAGCACCTAATGTAGTTATCAGTGGTGGTAACGGTGCTGGTGCTTCTGGAACTGCTTTCCTAGACACAGTTGATTTTGAACTTGATATCAACGGTGCTATCAGAACCTCAACGTCGATCATTTCAGATACTGCAAGAATTCTGAACCTTGATATTGATAACTTTGTTACTCCAGATCTAGATTTCCGTGCGCCAGATCTTAAAACTTATATAAACAATACTGGTACTATCTGGGATAGTAATGTTATTGTTCAGAAAGATTCTTATAGATATTTCGGTGCCAATGTATATCAAGCATTAAACTCAGGAGAAACTGGAACATCTGGTCCAGAGCATAAAGATGGTATTGTACTCAACGGCGAAGTAAATTTCAAGCATATCGGTTTCCGTGTAGTTGATCAAAATGCTTTTGGATATAATGAAACAGGAGAATCTGGTATCTTCCCACGTTCTATCACTCCTCTACTTGGTGACAGATCAGACAAGATTGCTACAACAGAATACGTCCTCAACCTAGCAACGAATGACGTTGGTGGTCGTATCTATGTTTCTGAGCAGATTGGTTCGGACCTCAACGATGGTCGTTCAGCGGTTAATCCTGTTCGTACAATCAAAAAAGCAGCACAACTTGCTTGGGCAACTCCTGGTGTCAAGGAAACCATCATCGTTTCTGGTGGTGACTATCTAGAAGATAACCCAATTTCACTACCACCCGATGCATCTATCGTTGGTGACAACCTCCGTCTGGTAATTATCCGCCCAAGGAATCCAGGCAAACACATTATGAAGTTCGGTGACAAGAACTACATTATTGGTGTTACTTACAGAGACCAAATTGACTCAAACGGCGATCCAGTCGCTACTTGGGACTTTGCTATGGTCTTTGACGATAAGCAAAGAATTATTGTTGATTATGATGTAAATGGAGATTTTGGAACAGAGTTTCCAATCGGTCACCAGATTTTTGGACCAGATCAGTTCCGTGTTGGATTCCAGCAAAATACTGGTTTAGCTCAACTACAAACTGGGGTAGAAGTTGTTGGTGTTAACACTGGTGCAAGAGCAAATGTTATTGGTGTTTCATTTGATTCCACAACTGGTGCCAATGCATACGTTAATGGTGATATTGATGTTGAGTTGACCAGTGGTTCTTTCGTAGAAGGTGAGCAATTTAGGTTTATTACTTCTGCCTCTGCTGGTAATTCTTTAGCTTTAACAATCACCGAAACTTCTGGAGAAAATAAATTTATAACAACGACCAATCCATCTGGAATTATTGCTGGTGGTTCTTATATCTTCTTAGATGATGCTGATGATAGTAGTTTCACATCTGGTTATTATGAAGTAGTATCTGTTACTGCAAATGATCCCAATACTCCAACAGAATGGGAAGTATTAGTTGCATCTCTTCTAAATTCTCCATCTTGGGATACAACACAAGCAGAAACAATTTCTATCAGTTCAGCAAGTGTAGTATCATATACATTTGACACCGTTTCTCTAGAATCAATTAGAGCAGAAGGAGAAGTAGTATTTGTAGAGGATGATATTACTGCAACTTTACCAATTCAGAGAATTGACTTTTCCCAACAAGGTGGATTTACCGATGGTTTCCAAAACGAACAATTTGGTAATTCAGAAGATCTTGGTGGTATCGTCTTCTACACCAACGAACTAGTTGGCAGATCAAACATCCACAACTTTAAAGAAGGTCAAGAAATTATTATTGCTGGGATGCCAACTTCCAGTCCAGATCTTTCATTCTTGAATGGTAAGCAGAGAATTTACAAAGTTCTGGAAGATGCGGACGGTCGTGCAAGAAGATTTGTAATCCCTAAAAAAGTTACTTCTATTAATGATGCAAACTTTGATCCAGGACAATTTGCAACTGTAAGCACTTACTCAAGAAGTGTTACTCTATCGCTTTTAAACTCCCCAAATACCTTCCCAGTAGCAACACCAGTAGACAGAAGATATCAGGACGCTTGTGTTTATATTAGAAACAACCGAGATTTCATTGCTGATGAAGTAGTTGGTCGTATTAATGACGAATTTAAGAAAGAGTATTTCTCAGTATATGATGTATCTGGAAATGATTTCAAGATTTATCTTGGAACTTCAAGATTTGAACACATTTATGACAATACAAATCCAACTGGAACGGTAAACTTCAATGGTGTTAACTATAACATCACAGATTTCATCTATGATGCTGCGGTAACAGGAGTTGCTACTATTACAACTTCAGTTTCTATCCCTGCCTTAGCAGAAGATGATATTGTAAAACTTGCAGACTTAGAAGTAGAATGTGATAACGGAACTAAAGTTTATCCAAGTTTCAATATTCCAGTAAGCGACGAACAGTGCAAACAAGACATTGTACACTTCCTAAATGCTCTTGTAAGGGACTTGGAATTTGGTTCTAACCACAATACCATTGAGGCAGCACAGAAGTACATTGTAGGCGCTAAAGTTGCTTATGTAGAAAATGAAATTATACAAACTGTACGTGCTATTGAATATGCAAGACAGTTAGCAATTTATGCAATGTGTAATTGGAGAACTGGAAACAGAACTCCCAGTGATCCAGTATATACTCCACAATATTCTTCATTAACAAGATATTTTGATCCAACAGTAATTACATCTACTGCGGGAACACCAGCTTGTGATGATGTAAGATCTGCCATCGATACATTATCATATCTCTGGGTTGATGTTATTGCCAATAATGCATCTGGTAGATACTTAGATGCTGCATATTTGATTGCAAGAAACAGAGATTTAATTGCCGATCAAGCACTTATCGATACCGAAGCAACGTATCCTACTCTCAATCTTTCTGATATTCACCAAAGGAAGTGCCGTAGAGATGTCAATTATATTCTGAGTGGACTAATTAGAGATCTTGTGCTTGGTGGAAATAGTGGTATTGTTACTGCTGCAGAAGCATACTTCTCTGGAGCTGCTTTGGCGGGAATTGATGCTTCACAATTAGCAGAAACTAGATTTGCATATAGTCAGGTTGAAACTTATGCTATCGCAGCAATGCGTAATTGGACGGATGGAGCTGGCAATGCTATTGCAACCACTTCACCAATTCCACAGTTTACAGATAACACAATCATTGCAGATCCATCTTCTCCAGATTGTGCTAATGTAGCATCTTCCATCAATACTTCGATGGGAATTCTTGATGGTATTTTAGAGTATGCAGATAATCCATCAAGTCCAACTGCTATTGAACCAGGATCTACGGCAATCACAACTGGCACTTTATATGATACCTCAACTATTATCTCATATCCAGATTCTTACATTTATGATCAGAATAATGTAAGAATGGCAGTTCGTGGTATCTACGATGACTACCCAATCATTGAAGCATCACCATACACTCAAAACTCTTCTGTTATCTCCTTCCTAGGGGGCAGTGGTGCTCTAGTTGATGGTTCTAAGGTCAAGCAACCTAACTGTCCTTTCCCTGGTCTAGAACTAGACGGTTCTGCATCCTTCCCCAACCAGGGTAAGTCGATGGTTGCATCCGCATTTACCATCGTTTCCTTTGGAGGTACAGGATACAAGGTTATCGAAGATGGTTACACTCAGTTAGTTTCGGTCTTCGTTATCTTCTGTGCTGATGGTGTCCTTGCTGAGTCTGGTGGTTATTGCTCGATCACTAACTCTGCTACAAACTTTGGTATTGCTGCTCTCCGTGGTATTGGATACAGAAAAGAAGCATACACCTTTGACGTTGGTACAGTTGCTAACGTATCTGCTACTCCAACTGGTAGAGCAGTTCTTACCGTTGACGGTCTTGGAAGAGAACCTCTTGAACACTACGTTGTTAAGGTAGATGGATATGAAAATACAAATTCAAACATCGAATACTTTATCGATGCGGTTGGAGCAGTAGGTGCTGGTCCACCATTCTCTGCAGAACTAACCATTGATGATGGACAGGGACAACCAATGGACCTGACCGATAGTACAACTGGTTTACCTGTTTCAACTGGAAATATTTTAGGTAAAACAATTAGATTACACAGACCATCTATCGTCAATAGCTCCTCGCACACTTGGGAATTTGCTGGTTCTGGTACTAACTACCTTGCTCTACCAGAGAACGGTGGAACTAGGGATGAATCACAAGAGCAAGTATCTGAAAATTATGGTCGTGTATATGTTTCTGGTACTGACGAACTTGGTGACTTCAAGGTTGGTACGTTCGCTAGAATCGAAAACAGAACTGGTGCTATCACCTTCACTGGTACAGTTACCATTTCCGAAGTTGAATTCCTCAAACTGAAGGGCGGAGACGTTGTTGTTACTGGATTTTCTGCTGACAATACCCTGGGCGGTGCTGGAACAAGTAACTCTGTTCTACCAACTCAGAAAGCAGTTAGGGATTACATCACTAACAACCTTGGACCATACATCAACAAGCCCTATTCAACCAACGCTGTTCCTAGAGCACTAGTTGAACTTACCGATTCTGGTAAGATCTCCATTGATCAGATCCCAGCTCTAAGACCATTCCAGGTTTATACGGTAGCAAATCAGGCAGAAAGACTCGCTCTAGAAGGAGCACTTGCTGGTGACATTGCAATTCAGGCAGATACTTCAACATCATATATTCTTAATAATGATCTTGATAGTTTGTTTGCTGCTTTCCAACCAGACCCAACATTACAATTTACTATTGGAGATATTTTCACTGGTAGTCTTTCTGGTGGTCGCATTCAATCTACTGAGTATAGGCAAGGAGTTGTATATACAATTAACTTAACCGATGGTGGTTCTGGATATACGCAACCACCCAATGTTACTATTTCAGGAACATTGCAACAAGGTGGCGTGGAGGCGAGAGCAGAAACTACTATCGCTAACGGCGAAGTTGTAACGATTACTCTTGTTCTTTATAATAGTTTTACTGGTGGTAAAGGATATACCGCTGCTCCAACTGTTACGATTGCTGCACCCGCTGGTTCTGGAACACAAGCAACTGCTACTGCTCTTATTGAATCCAGATTGTATGGTGATATCGTCAATAGAATTTCTCTTGCAGATACGGATACTATTGAAAGTAGTGACATTCCAGCAGAAACTGTAAACATCACAAGAATCGTTAATACATCTGCTTCTGATGGAAATAACTGGGTATCCTTATCATCCAACCAGATTGCTGCTTCTGATATTACTTCTGGAGTTATTGAAACTGACCGTCTTGCTTCAGGTGGTTCTGCAAACTCCTTCACATTCTTAAGAGGAGATCAGAACTTTGCTCTGGCAGTTCAATCTATCAAGGGAGCAGAAGTAAGATACTTCGATAAGTTGTATAGCACAGCAAGCTCTGGATCCAACCAACTTATTTTCCAAACAAACTCAGATGTTCTAATTGGTCATGAGGTTACAAACAATGTTACTGGAATTCAAGCAAATACCAATATTACTGGTGTTATTACTGCTGCTGGATTAACCACGATTTCTTTAAACAACCCTCTCACTCAAACAATCAATGCTGGAACAATTATTGCATTTGAGCGTGGAGCATCTCCAGTAACATTTGAATCATCATATACACAAGGCAACTTCGTTGATGATGTTATTATTGCTACTGGTGGATCTGGATTTACAAACGGTCAATACTTTGATGTTGAATTAACTGGTGGTACTGGAACGGGACTAAAAGCAAATATTATTGTATCTGGTAATGCTGTAGCTGATGTAACTGTTACCGATGGAGGATCTGGATATAATAGCGATTTCACAATTACAAATCCTCCTGTTGAAATTGGTTCTGGATCCGCTCTCGTATTAGAAGCAAAAGTATCAACTGTCAATAGACAGTATGCTAACGTTGCTATTGATATTCAAAGAGTTTCTGATCTAACTATTTCTTCGGATCTATATGGAACTATTGGTGTTGCCAGATTCAAGAAGGATCAATTCAACATTGGTAATGCTGGTAATGGTTCTATTGAAATCAAGACTGGTCCAACCTCTGGTTTAGATGCCGACTTACTTGATACAAAACAAGGATCATTCTATCTTAACTCAAGCAACCAGAATGCAGGAACACTTCCAACTGATAGACTTTCTGGTACGTATCCAATTAGTGTTTCTGGATCTTCCGCTAGATCAATTAGACTAGAGACTGGTACTAACAACCCAACTTCAAACCCAACTCCAAACAACTTTGTTGAGGGTCTTGTTGCTAACACGATCAACAACTCCGCAGACCAACTAAATGATGGCGGATCTCAGCACCTTGTTCTTACAATTAGAAACAAGGGTCAAGGTCTAACTGCCGAAGGTGGTGTCAGACAGATGGCATTTACCGACAACGATAACATCTGGTTGCGTGGTTCTGGAACTGGTGTTACCGCATTCGGTTCATGGGCAAAGATGTGGACTTCTCTAAATGATGGTATTGGATCAGGTCTTGACGCCGATAGATTAGATGGAGCACAAGGTACGTGGTATCAAAATGCTCTAAACATTAACTTCGGCACGCTATCAGATAACAGACTACCAAGATTTATTAGTGCTACTAAGTTCAGAGATACGCTTACTGTTCAATCTTTCAATGGTGATCCTAAGTACAGAATTTATATCTCTGGAAGAATCTTAAACACCACCCCATTTACTCCTGGATCTACCGTAAAATTATACGATGCTACAGCGCAATCAACTGGTGAAATTGCGATTGATAATCTTATTATTAATGATGATACCTCAGACAATGTAAATGACTACACCATCATTGTTGGTAGACTCGTAACTGGTAACTTTATTGGTGCTCTTACAATTGGTACTGCTTCGATTAGAGAAGAATTTGAAGACTTTACTATCGAAGATGATAACATCGTAGAAGTAGCAAAATTAGAATCTGATGGTGGCACGGCTAATTTAAGACTAGGTAGAAGAGATGGTCAGGCTACATCACCTGCTATCTACTTTACTAGCTCTCAACTAGCACCATCAAGTTACAACGCTGCAATTATTGCAACTGGTGGCAACGCTACTGATGGTTCTGGTAGTCTAAACGTTTTAGTTGGCAATGCAAACTCTTTAAATGTAAATGGTAACGTAGTTTGGAACGCTGGTAATATTGAGTTTCAGTCAACAAATGTTGTTAATACTGCAGTAAGACGTGATGGTTCTGGTAATTTTGCAGCTGGAACAATCACAGCATCTCTAACTGGTGCTGCTTCTCTGAACGTTTTGAAGGCAGGCGATACCATGACTGGTTCGCTAACTCTATCTGGTGCTTCTTCAAACTTAAGTGTTGCTGGAACTGGAACATTCTTATCAACTGTTTCTATCACCGACGACCTTGCTGTTGATACTGATACACTATTTGTTGATGTTTCTGCCGATGAAGTTGGTATCAACGCTGGTGTTGCTCCAAGATCAACTCTTGACGTTGTTGGTAATCTTGGTGTTTATATCAGATCTGCTACAAATGGTGTTGGCGCTAAACTGAGATTTAGTGATAACGTTGGTGATGACTGGACACAACAAGGAACTATTAGTTATATTCATGCCGATGCATCTACTCCTAATTCTGCATACGGAAATGCTTTCCTTGTTAGTGGTACTGAAACTACACTAGCATTCCAAGTTACTGGTGACGTTATTGCTACCAGAAGAATTGGTATCAACGTTACTGCTCCTGGTCTCGCTCTTGATGTTGGTGGTGGTGCTAAATTTACTGAGGCAATTACAGTTCAGAATACTTCTAACGGAGCACTGAACTTCTATAATAACACAGCAACAAGATATTGGAGAGTTGGTAGCAATACTCAATCAAATAACTTCTTCACATTCCAAGCATCAACTGCTGCTGGTGGAACTACATTTAATTCCACTCCTGCTCTTGGAATCACTGGAACTTCTGGATCTGGATTCGATCAGAATGCTGTTACTATTAACACAACTGATACATCTGGAGTTGATCCTACTGATGGTTCAACAGTAAGACATTACAAACTAAATGTCTCTGGTGATGTTAATATCAACGGTCAGTTGTTCCAAAACAACGCAGAGTTTGTAACTTCTCGTTGGACAGAAGCAACCAATGGAGCTGATATTTACAGACTATCTCGTGTCGGTGTTAATAAAGCAGATCCAACATATCAATTGCACATTGTTGGTTCTGTAAATATTGAAGGTCAAGATTTTGTTAACCAAGCGAACAATAGAGTTCTTTATGCAAATGGTGATAAGCAGTGGATTGATACTTATGGAGTATTCAAATCAAATAGAAATACGATTAACGAAAATATCACTGTTCCAGCGGGAACTAATACCATGAGTATTGGACCTCTGACCATAAATAATGGTATCACAATCACCGTGGCAAGTGGTGGTGCTTGGACTGTTGTTTAACATAAAACGATGAGCGAAATAAGAGTAGATAAAATAGTATCATCTTCTGGTAGTAATATTGAAATTGTCGGTGGACTAGATCTGTCGCAAGGTGTTGCTGGAATGAGTATTCCAATGGGAACTACCAGTGAGCGTCATAGCAGTCCTACACCAGGAATGTTGAGATGGAATACTACAGAAGAACTTTTAGAAGTTTGGATTGGATCCGAATGGAAAACCGTTGTTTCCGCCGTTCCAGATGTTGGAACTCAAACTTCTCCAGCTCAAAACGGTATGGAGATATTTAATGCTGGTCTCCCATCTGGAGTTTATTGGATTAATCCAGGTGGAGTTGGAAATTATCAAATGTATGTTGATAATAGTAGGAATGGTGGTGGATGGGTTTTATGTGCAAGAGTTACAACGGCAAGTTGTCAAGCGCATATGACTAATTCTGCAGTTGGACTTAGTGGAACTACTGGACCACGAACATCAAATTCAACAACAACTAAAATGGCGGATAGTTGGATTCAATCTCTTCGTAATAACTCATCATATACTGGATCTACAGCGTATTGGATGGAAGCAACAGGATTTGGTAAAAGTGTTTTTATTGATTCTGCAGCTACTGTAAACTTAGTGAATAGTGCTAATGAGCAAAATGCTAGAACCAGAATATCAAACACCTTCGAAGGTGGTTTGAGTGATAGAGACCCAAATACTGGAACAAGAGGATTTGGTGACCACCATACATCAGGCGGCACATACTTTGCATGGGGTAGACACCCCGAAAGTGGTAATAACTGTGGATTTAGAGAAGATGCCTTGGGTGCATCTGATGGATACCTTTGGGTAAAGTAATAAATAATAGTAACAAGGATAGTTTTTAACCATGTCTCAGTTAAATGTAGGAACTGCGAATATTTCGTCACTACTAGTTCTTCCAAATTATGCCACTTCTCAGTTGCCAACAAATATAGGCGTTGGATCAATGGTTTTTGATACAGATGATGAGGCTATTAAAATTTGGAATGGCACCGAGTGGGTTTCCGCTGGTGGATCGGCGGCTGGTGCTACTGGTGGTTCTCTATCTGCCTTGAATGGTTACAATATTCACACATTTACAACTGATGGGACGCTTACCGTTTCTGGTCAATTGACAGTAGATGTCCTCCTAGTTGGAGGTGGTGGCGGGGGCGGAACCCGAAATGCTGGTCCAAACTCTGGTGGAACTGATGGTGGTTCTGGTGGTGGCGCTGGCGGATGGGTTCAAGTTGCTGGAATGGTTTTAAATGAAGGAACTTATCCAGTCCAAGTTGGTAATGGTGGAACAGGATTTAATAATTCTGGAACTCAGCAACCTGGAACCAATGGTGGTGATTCACAATTCAATGGTCTGGTAGCATACGGCGGTGGATATGGTGCTTCTGGTCCTGGTAGCCGTCCTGGTGGTCCTGGAGGTTCTGGTGGTGGTGCTGGAGGTGGCGGCGGTTCCCCTGGTTCTGGTGGTGGTGCAACTCAACCTGGAGCTCCTGGTCAATCTGGAACAAATGGATTTGGATTTAGTGGTGGACCAAATCCAAACCAAGCACCTTACACTGGATCTGGTGGCGGTGGAGCAAGCGGCGGTGGAAACCAAGGTGGCAACGGGCGTCAGGCACCTGGAGGTAACGGTCGTGCCAGCACATATTCTGGAAATTCAGTAACATACGCTGGAGGCGGCGGCGGTGGTGGAGGTTTCCCATCACCAACTAGAGGTGGTAACGGTGGTACAGGTGGCGGTGGTCATGGTGGAGAAGCACCACAGAGAGTTGGTGATGGAAACGGTGGTCCTGGAACTGGCGGACTCGGTGCTGGAGGCGGCGGCGGCGCTGGTTCTTCTTGGCCAGGTGGTGCAGGTGGTCAGGGTGGATCTGGAGTTGTTATTGTTCGCTATCCTGGATAAAGATTACACCATACTCAGCAAAATAAACACAATCAATATCAGAGTTTTTTAAAGTTCTGATTGCATCTTCAGGAGTTTCTACAATACATTCGCCCGCAAGGTTAAAGGATGTATTGAACAAAACAGGAACTCCTGTTTTTTTATGGAAAGCACTGATAAGATTATAGTAGTGTTTGTTTTGCTTTTTAGTGACTGTTTGTATTCTGCAAGTTTTATCCACATGAGTAATCCCAGGGAGATCATCCGATAAAACATTGACGGCATACATCATAAAAGGACTTTCTTTTAGTCCTCTCATATCAAAGTATTGATCGGCATATTCTGCTAATACTGTTCCAGCAAATGGTCTAAATTCTTCTCGTTTTTTTATCTTATTAATTTTATCTTTTGCATTTGGATTTCTTGGATCATACAAAATTGATCTATTACCAAGTGCTCTGGGTCCTGCTTCAGATCTTCCTTGATAGATAGCAACTACTTTTCCATCAACAAGAAGATCGGCAACTTCGTCTACTGTTGTGTATTTTCCTTTTGGTACAAAATCTCTCTCTGGTCCAAGGTACAAACTTGTAAGAGGTCTTTTTGTTGTGTCGCCAGTTTGTTTGTGCCAGATATACTTAGCAGCTCCAATGGATGTTCCAGCGTCACTGGAAACTGGTTCAATATACAAATTGACATCTTCGGGCAAGATACTAAGATAGTAGTAGTTTGCTACACAGTTGAGAAAGAATCCACCAGACAAACATACATTTTTGCAACCAGTTTTTTCAATCATGTCTAGGATATATTGTCCGACATGCTCTTGTGTTTGCTTTTGAAGCGTGTATGCCAGATCACACTTAGATTGAAAATCTGGTGTGTCGTAATTTACACCAGTATCGTGCAAACTTTCTCCAACGTAGAAAATATCATTATTAATGAATCCGTCTTTGTAAATTTCTATTGGGAGTTCTTTACCATATGATGCCATGCCCATTACTTTCCCAGCATCTAGTTCATGAAATCCAAATTTCATTGATAGTTTTTGGAAAGCAAGTGCTTCTCCAATGTTATTGGAGATTACCAATTTTTCAAATCTGTTGTTTGCTTGGAATGGAACAGCGACATGCTTATCAACAACATGAAAATTTGCTGGATATGAAACTTTATAAGTGGTCGTGATTTCTCTGCCATAAGTGCCAGGCAAAAAATTTGCTCCCACCAAAGGATAGTCCGATCCCATACCATCCTTTACGATGCAAATTGCTTGATCAAAACCAGAATTGTAAAACGCATGTGCTGCATGTAAGTTGTGATGGAACGACCAGAGATCATCAACTTTAAGATCAAAATTATTTTCTTTGGTTTTTACATAAAGACTGTAAACATCATCTCCAATAAAACAGTCCGCAGGGGTAGTTCTGCCGACTCCAGCAATAGAAATTCTGTCGATGGATTTTGTATCTAACTTTTCTAGACATTGAAAAGGGAAGGCATCATACTTTCTCCCAGATAATCTTTCATTTTCTAAGTGATATTTGATTTCGCCATTTTCTAGTAGAGTTGTGGAAGAATTATGTACTCTGCTTATTCCAAGAATTTTCAAAATCGATATTTTGCGGTATACTAAATAATTATAACACATATTATTGGGCGTGATTTTGATATGGCATTTCAAACAATGTGGTTTGATACTTGCATCCCAGGAGAATTGGTAGATTTAATCGAAAGGGATTGTAGAGGATACGAAAAAAATTCAAAAACTGCCACTGTGATGAGTGGCATTGATTTAAAAGTGAGAGATAGCAAGACTTCTTGGATTCCAGATAGTCATTGGGTTCCAAATTTTTGCATGTCATATATTTTACGAGCAAATAAAGATAACTGGCAGTACAACATCGATAGAATCGATGGTGGGGAGATGCAGTACACCATCTATGAGCAAGGACAATATTATAATTGGCACCAAGATGCTGGAATAGAAGCTCTAGATGAGGGATCTTGTAGGAAATTATCTGTGGTATTACAGTTATCAAATCCAGAAGAATATGAGGGAGGAGAGTTTCAAATTTTAAATGAAGCAGGGAATATGTATATTGCTCCAAAGAGAAGAGGAACTCTAATTGTCTTTGACAGCAGAGCAAGGCATAGAGTAAGAAAAATACATTCTGGAACTAGAAAATCTCTAGTTGGTTGGGTAGTTGGTCCTAGGTGGAAGTGATGGATTACATTAAAAAGAATGAATGGTCTTTGATACAACTAAAAAATCTTGTTCAAACTCAATATATGGTAGAACATCCACCATTAGATCGTGGTAAGTTTGGATATGATAGGAAGGGGAGGTTGACTTCATGGGATCCAGAGGAAAAACAAGTTCTTGGTAGTGTCTGTAGATATAGTCACCCAAAATTTAGACAACTTCATTATGCAATTAAAAATGTTGTTGAGCAAGTAATACATGAAAAATTATATCCAACTTATTACTATGATCGATTTTATTTCAAGGGTCAAGAGTTAGCAAAACACAAAGATAGAGAATCCTGTGAGATTAGCGTTTCTCTTAATATCAGTAGCAATGCAAATTACGACTGGCCAATTTCATTTGAGTTGGAAAATGGAGAGGTTCATGATTTGATTACAAAACCAGGAGATGCAGTTTTGTATAAAGGAATGGACTTGCCCCACTGGAGAGAACCTCTGAAAGGTGATTTAAATACATACTACCATCAAGTATTTTTTCACTATGTCAGAAGAGACGGGTATTACGTACAACATGCTTTTGATAGCTGCATTTCAACTTGATAAATAATACAAGGTCTTTAGAACAATGAATTACAAATGGCACACTATGCTAGATTAGATGAAAATAACTACGTCATCGGTGTACATAAACTTGATGATTTTTTTGAGTTAAATGATTTTGGCGAACTTGATGAAAAGAGAGCTGAAAAAAAACTCAAAGAAATTCATGGAGATGATACAAAGTGGAAGAAGACTTCATATAATGATAATATCAGAAGAAGATATGCAAGTGTAGGTGGTCAATACGATCAAATTAGTGATGCTTTTATAGATCCCAAACCTTATCCAAGTTGGGTATTAAACAATGAAACTTTGATTTGGGAAGCGCCAAAACCAAAACCACCAACAATTGGAGGACAACATTGGGATTGGAATGAAGAACAACAAGAATGGGAGGAAGAGGTACAGTGAAGACTAGGTATGAATTTGTTGGATTTGATGCTGCAATAAGCCTACTAAGACCTAAGGCAAAATGGAAAATTGATCATGGTTCCTTTGTTTGGGAAGATCCAAGACCAGTACCAACTAAAGAAGAAATTGAAGATACTATCAGAAAAATCAAAGATTTTGAAGAGAGTATAAATTATATTTTACTACCTGAGCAGGAAGAGCAATCACCTGATCCCGCACAAGAAGATGTACTGGCAGGCATCTCTCCATACAAACCACTAGATTCCGATGGCGGAACTAGCATTGGAGGGGGAATTGGAGGAAAAGGAGGAGTTCCACCTCAATAATAAATACTACACACACTATTCAATGTGATTACTATGGACCCAACCGCACTAAGAGCAAATTTCGAAGAGCAAATTGCTTCCACCGAAAATCAAATTAAAGAGTTAGAAGAAAACCTCAAGAAGGCAAAAGAATATAAGATCAAATTACAAGGTGGTCTTGAAACTCTAAGTCTTCTAGAATCAGAAGAACCAATCGCACCTGGAGCGCCAGACGCGCCAGAAGAATAAATACTAAATCCCTTCTTCCTAAATAGGTAAGAAGGGATTTTTTGTGTGTAATGGCATCTCCAAATTCAAGGTCTGATCTTATCACATATTGTAAGAGACAGCTTGGTGAGCCTGTCCTTCAGGTCAATATTGACGACGAACAGGTAAACAATGTTATCGACGATACCATCCAGTTCTTTCAAGAGAACTGCTACAATGGTATGGAGAGATGTTTTTTAAGACATGAGTTAAATGCCGACGATACCGCAAGACTTGCTGGTAAGGTTACAACAGTAAATGGCACAACTAACTGGGAAGAAGCAACCAACTATATTCCTATTCCTCCACACGTTGTAGGTATCACTAAAGTCTTTGGTCTAGTTAGCAACTCAATCCGTTCAAACCTTTTTGGTGTTGAGTATCAATTGTTTCTGAACGACTTGTATGCGTTTGGATCACTAGACATCCTCAACTATTATATGACTAAACAGTATCTAGAAACTCTAGATATGGTCCTCAATAATGGATCATTCCAGCAGTTCAGATACACCATGCGTCGTGATCGTTTGTATCTTGACATCAGCAAAGATTTCCTTAACGAAGGAAAATATCTCTTGATTGAAGCGCACCGTCTCATTGATCCAAATGATGCTACGGAAATGTATAATGATATGTTCGTCAAAAGGTATGCTACTGCTCTAATGAAGAAGCAGTGGGGTCAGAACCTCATTAAGTTCAACAATGTTCAACTGCCTGGCGGTATTACACTCAATGGCAGAGAGTTATACACAGACGCATTAGCAGAAATTGAGAAAATCGAATCTGAAGTTCTCAGCAAGTATGCTATTCCACCTATGGATATGATCGGATAAGATGCCTACTAGTCCTTACTTTCCAACATACTATCAGGGAGATTCTGGAGAGCAAAACCTCTACCAGGATCTGGTTGACGAGCAAATTAAATTGTTCGGATCAGATATCTATTACATGCCAAGAACTATTCTTCAAGACAACACGCTTGATGAAGTTAGATATTCAAAGTATACAGAGCAATTCCAAGTTGAAATGCTACTACAGAATGTCACTGGATTTGCAGATGGATCAGAGTTTGTAAGTAAGTTTGGTCTAAGGATTACGGATGAAGTTGTATTCAGAGTCTCTACTAGACGTTGGGATGAAGTTGTTGCTCAATACAATCCAACACTAACTATTGATAGTAGACCAAATGAGGGGGACCTTCTTTACTTCCCACTCACAAAAGATATATACGAAATCAAATATGTAGAGAAAGAGTCTCCCTTCTTTCAGTTTGGTAAAATTCAGTTCTATTCTATCACAGCTGAGATCTATGAAATTGGCAGCGATGATATCGATACTGGTATTCCTGAAATTGATGTAGTAGAAACTATTTTTGCCAACAGCATCAAATTGTACATGGATCCTGGTGGTATTGGAAACTTTACAGTTGGTGAGGAAATTGTTGGCGATGAGTTCCTTGCTAAAGCAACAGCGTCAATTAGTGGTGACGTTGTTGATAATATTATTATGACAGATACAGGATTACATTATAATTCTTCTTTACCACCAACAGTTACTATTTCAGGCGGAGGCGGAACAGGTGCAACAGGAACAGCAACAGTATCTTCTTCGGGGCTTGTTACTGGTATTACTATTACAAACCCTGGGTCTGGGTACACTAGTGCTCCAGTTGTCACAATTGACTACTCGCCTAAAGACAATAGAGCAGAAGTCAAATCCTGGGATAATTCTACCAGAGAATTACAAGTCATCAACAGAACTGGTACTTTCACTACTGCCGAAACTATTACTGGTTTAACTTCTGGCGCTAAGTGGAGTCCTGAGTCATATGACACTCTAAATAATACATCCAGCACCTACGATCAAAATAGACAGATCGAAGATACTGCGGATGAGATTATTGACTGGAGTGAGGGCAACCCATTCGGTGAATATGGCAATTATACAGGTAGCATCTAATGTTAGGTAATCATTTTTACAATCAGATTGTTCGTAAGAACATCATTGCGTTTGGTACACTCTTCAATAATATTGAAATGAAGAGTAGTGATCCTGACACAGGAGAGGTATTGGAAGCACAAAAAGTTCCTCTTGCTTATGGACCAAAGCAGAAATTTCTTGTTCGTCTTACCGACAATACCGCATCAAAAGTAGCAATCACTTTACCTCGCATCTATTTTGAGATGACGACGATTGACTATGATTCTGCCCGTAAGACATCTCCGATTCAAAAATACAAAACGATCATTGATGATAATGGTAATGAAGTCCGAGTTCAGTATGTTCCTGTTCCTTATAACATAGGATTTGAATTGGGAATTATTGCAAAGTCTCAAGACGATGCACTACAAATTGTAGAGCAGATCTTACCATACTTTCAACCATCATTCTCAATCACTCTTAACATGATTCCAGACATGAATGAGAAGAGAGACGTTGCTATTGTTCTAAACAACATTAGCAGTGAAGATGAGTGGGATGATAGTTTTATGCAGCGTAGATATATTGCATATACTCTCAACTTCACCATGAAGTCTTATCTATATGGTCCTTACAGCACTTCTGATATCATCAGAAAAGCAATTATTCATGAGACTATTGGAGATCTGGATGTCAACAAAAGAACTGTTACTAGAACTTATACACCAAAAGCTCTTACAGATATTAACCAAGATGGAAACATCGATGTCAATGATGACATCCTATTAAATGCTGGAGATGACTTTGGATTTAATGAAGGAATTGAATTCTTATGAGCCTAGAAGAAAATATGGAAGAGATCTTGAACATCAGTGCTGAGGTTGTTGAAGAACCAAAGACTGCCAAGAAAGAGCGTGAGAGCAACCAGGATGACCGCCAGAAGGATTATGAATATACCAGGGGTGAGTTATACACCCTCATAGACCAGGGGCAGGAGGCGGTCAGAGGCGCTTTAGAGGTCGCCCAGGAGTCAGGGCACCCGAGAGCGTATGAAGTCGCTGTAGCGGCGATGAAGCACGTTGCAGACATGACTGAGAAACTCCAAGATCTTCATAAGAAGATGAAGGATCTTGACGAGGAGAAGAAAGGACCATCCCGCGTTACAAATAATGCGATGTTTGTTGGAAGCACTACCGAGCTTCAGAAGATGCTGAAGGAGATGGGTGGCGGCAAACGATAAATAACTCAGAGGTGTAATCTAGATGGCATACGTAAGATACGATGTTGATAATGTAATCGTATCCCCTCAACCAACCAGTGTAACTGTCAATCAGTTCTCTGGTACAGAGGGTTGGAGCACTGTGACCTATCAAGATTGGAATGGCGATTATGTCGCCCACGACTATTTAAATTCTGTGAGAACTCCTGGAACTTTTCAAGCTAGGAACTACGATAATACCACTAGAACTCCTGCAGCGTATCAACGCCATGATGTAAATAACGTAGCGGTAGAAATCTAATGGCACAGTGGAACAAGGATACCCAATCATTTAGGGCACAAGACACTACCAACTTTGAGGTAGTCCAGATCGCTGACCACTGGGGTGAGCAAACTGATTGGAGACCACAGTTTACTGGTAAGAATAGATTAAAAACATCTCCATATCAAACAACTTTCTTTAACACATTCCAGTATG